TCATACATAATCTCCTTAAATATAAATTTTCCTTACACAAATATAAACGCTCAAAATATTCATTTAACTCTTATATAAATAGGTCTCAAGGTTCTTTTGATAAGAAAGTAGAAGAGAATACTGATTATCAAGATATACAAGAAGATTATCAAGATTTTCAAGGATATTACGATCCTGTGACAGTTTTTGATTCGTACTAAATATCTCAGAATCAATTGCTTGTTTACTTGGACGACCCATTCTTGTTAGTGATGTGTACATTCGCTCATACTCTGGTCTGTACTGTATCATTTTAGAATATCTTATTGAGGAAATTTTTGATCTAAGATAATTCAACTGTGAAATCGTTTGAATACATGATTGTAATTGTTCAAATACTGTATTTGCAGATCCAAATACTTTGATGAAAAGAATTCTTATACTATCCTCTATGATAGAAAGTTCATACTCTGAAATACAATCTCCAAGATCTCCTGCAAATTCTCTTTGAATTGATTCTATTAATTCTGACATATTTGATGCCATAATATTCTCTCCTTACACAAATAGATTTCTTCTTGAGATTGTGACATTCGTTACAATATTGTCAAGGTCAATCGAATTAATTTCGAATCGTGCAATCTTCTGAAGTGCATTCAAATAATTTCCCTGATCACATCGATATTTAATCTCGTTAAACATTGTATCATAAACTTCTTCATCATTTGGAACAAAATCCAAATCAACGAGTTGTCGGTTCCTCAAAAAATCTTTATGATTTGCAGCAAATTCTAAAATTGGTTTTCCCTTCAACTCTAAAATCCTTGGAAGATACTTATTTGAGTCAAAATCACATTCATGAATAATATAAGCAAGTTTTTCAGCAGATTTTTCTCCTAACCGAAAAGCAACTTGAGGAATATTATCAGATTTATCTCCTACAATTGCCTTGATTGTTGCTAAATACTTTGATGTGGGATATTGAATAGAATCTTTTGTAAGCAACTTCACTTCTTTAAGAACCCTCAATACAGAAACATTATCAGAAATTAATTGTCTAAGATCTGAATCATCTGTCATTATTACAGAATTCTCTGTGACTCTTGTAAGAAGAGTCATCAGATCATCACCTTCCCAGTTCTTGATATATAGACTTGGAATCCCAAGAGAATTACAAATATCAATCACCTGTGTGCGAGATTCAATATATCTCTTCATTGAATCATTTGGATCATCATAAGTTCCATACAAGGCTTTTGTTTCAAGCAATTCATTCATCTTAATTTTGATAAGCTGGAGATCATCCTCAGAGTATGCACACGGATCTACGAGTTCAGGTGTCTCAATCATTCCCTTAGCGACTTCTGAAATCAATTTATCCTTTTTCTTATCAATAGTATGTTTATAATTATCGTACAGCTCCAATCTTCTTGGAGAAACTCTACTGTCCCAACAAAGAACTGGATAATATCCTGCCTGAATAGCATTGATTCCTCGATTCAAAGATCTCAAAAAGCCAAAGATGGCACCAGTGTGGGTGCCATCTGATGACTTCAATTCAGAAAGATCTGGCTGATGAAGATTACGATGCAATTGGTATGATGCATCAATTATGAACAACTTTCCAAATTTCTTATTCATTTTCAACATTCTCCTCTATAACATTTTCAGATTCTACTTCATCATCTTTGAATAATTGAGAAACCTCATCTTCAGAATATATTTTCAAAAGATTTTCTTTGATATCTTCAATGACTTTCATATGGTATTCTTTCATTACTTCCTTTTGTAGAGCAAACTTCTTTTCAATCAAATTCATATATACATGTTTAAGAAGATCATATGCTACATCCTGAAAATAGAACTCTTTGAAATCATTCCATCTCATTCGTCTTGAACGATCCATACCAAGCTTGTCAAGAATTCTTTTTGTATATTCGTCAGATCCTTCGTGCTCATAAAATACTGAATGCGAATACCAGCCTTTAGAACCCTGATCAACGATACCAATTCGATTCATGTAACTGAAGAAGGATTCTTTATCTTTTATCTTCGCACCATTTGTGACATCCATGTAATATGGAATTGATTGAATTTCAGGCGAAATCTTAGATTTATCAATTTTCATTGAACCAACACGATTTACAAGCATTCCATACTCATCATATTCATCATTTTCGAGTTTAACAAAGAAAGAAATCTGATTATCATGTTGAAGGGCAATTCCGCCACCAGCGGTTGCCTTACGATTTCCATATTTATCTGTTGTATAGATTATTTGGTTAATCAATCCCAAGAAAAAATCCTGTTTCTCAATATGTTTCTGTATCTCACTCATATATCCCTTAATTACACGAGCACGATCCATTGCAGCCATTCTTGACTGAATTGTTGAATCAGTAGCAAGACCCTTTGAAATTGTATCCCAGATTACAAATATCGGAACATCTTTCAAAGCATCAGTCTCTTCCTTATTTTGTATCAATTTGAGCAACGCAAGAAATCCATTCTCGATTGATGTAGCAGGAAGTCTAACAACTCTATCAACATCAACACCAAGTATCTTTAACCTCTCGGGGTCAGCACTGCTCTCCATATCAATGATTATTGAAATTCCATCAGGATATTGTTTCTGAAAAAGACCCATCACCTGATAGAAAAATGTAGATTTTCCTCCTCGAGGTTCTCCATAAATATGAGCAATTATACCAACAGGAAGACCTCCTCCTAATAAGCAATTTAATGCTTCTATAGGAGTTTTAACTTTCTTTCTTGTTGTAAGAACTTTGGAATTTGTCATGACCTCAAATTCAGTTCCATTCAACAGAACATTCATTGTTTCATTAAGATCCATAAAGTCTCCTCCCTATTTAATTTTATAAAAACAAACAGACTTAAAGAACTCTTTTGCTATCTTCAATATTATCAAATTCATCCTATTTTGCAGCTTGTTCCCTACGATATTTTTCACATTTTATTGCATCAGAGCAGAGAAGACACTCTTTCTTACTGATATCTAAATGACCAAAACATTCCTTTCCAGCAGAGGGAGCAGCAACAGGAGCTGCTGGCTGAACAGTTGGTGTTTCACTTGTTGGAGTAGGAGGAATTGAAGTAGCATCTGCCTGAGGTACAACTGTAGGATTAGCAGAAACTGATTCTGTATTAAGAGATGCAGCAGGAGTTGCTACTGTTCCAACCATTGTTCCTACATTATTGTTGTTGGGAATAGGAGTTGTTCCAGGGAAAATATGTGATGCTTTTGTATATCTTGCCATCAAGGAATCAGCTTCAATCTGAAGCTTCATAAGAAGGTCAGATGGCATCATTTCCGGCACAATTACAGAATTAAGATTATCCATTGAAACAAGCCAATTGTCAAATTCTTCCTGTGACGACCTGGATTCATACAGGGGAGCAAACGCATTAATCTCGGCTTTATACGAAACTCTTGATCCATCCTTTCCTCTTGTAATTGTAATTACACGACCCTGAGCTGTTGTAAGTAGTTCATTTGCGTGTTCACCGGATCTCTGGATAATACCGGATAATTCCTTATAAAGACTCCAAGGAAACATAAGTACAACAAGATCTCCTTCTTTAGGAGCTCCATAAGATCCCCAATCATACCCCTGACTACAAGAAATATACTGAGCATATGCAATCCCTGTAACTCGGCTCTTCAATGTCCAAAGATCATTTCCTGTCATTGAATTAATATTTTCAATCGCTTTACACAGAGGACAATCTTCATGATACTGAGAAGCACAAATAATCTTCTCATTCTTATCAGTCTTGTGTCTTCTTATCAATCTCATTACTGAATTTGAAGAAGGATTGAATAAAAGTCTTACTGAAACTGAACCATCTCCAGGATACAATATTCTGGGAAGATCAGAATTTCCAGCTGACTTCTCTGTTACTGACTGTGCATTTTCCAAAACTTTCGATAAATCAAACATACTAAAACCTCCAAGTAGAATTAAATAATTTTATCTGAACCATCAACGGTTCCTTACATAAATATAAACGCTACATCTATTCAAAGAACTCTCATTTTGTTAGATAATCTTTTGAAATTTTCCAAAAATCTGACAAATTTGATATTTTGAAATATATCGAACCATTAGCATCATACTCAATCATTGCACAATTAGAGATTGTAGAAATCATGTCAAAAATCTGATAAGCGAATAATTCTCTTTCTCGATACTTGAGCTGTTTATAATAATCAATTCTCTCCTCTGAAAGAGACAATATTGGAATAATGTTAAACAAGAGTTCCTCTGTATGAGGATGATCTAATATCTCAAATCCAAAATTTCTTGACAATTGATATCCTTCAAATGTTGGATGAAGTGACATTAAAATTGATGAAGAAAACTCTGTAATCTGTTCCTCAGAAATCCTCTCGATAAGAGCTCTCTCTCCAGAGTCGATACTTTGACAATATGCTCTCAATGATTCAGGCTTTATTATCAAAGACAGATCCATCACTGTTAGCAGACTTATCTCATTAGGCAGTCTCATTAAATTATAGAAAGGTGACTGCTCCTCAGAATATGAAAATACCTCCACGAATTTATGATCCTCTTGTGATAATTGTTCTCTTACCAAATATAAACAACTCTCTGGGATTGAAATAAAAATTTTATCATATGCAAGATATCTCAAGTATAAATCTATTTGATGATTGAGTACATGCTCATCATTACAATTTTTTAATTTTCCTTTCAATATCATTACTGATATTTCTGGGTCAACGAATAGATATGCTGCCTTCATCAGCTTAACAGCTCCTTTCAAAATCAGAAATTGCCTTATCAAATTGATATGATAACATTGTTTCATATTTTCTTGCATTCAAAAAATATTTTTCATAATATAAGGATTTTCCGAGACTTGATGCATCTTGTCCATCTGGAAGATCTATAATGTACAAACTTTGATCTCTATGTAAAATCTTTGATAATTTTCTTGCAAGTCGATAAATTTGATCTTTTGCATCAAAATCTAATGAAATGTAAATCTTCTTAGGATGCTTTTTCATAATCTGAGAAAGTTGAATATCTGAATATGATTTTCCAAGAAGTGCAACAGAGCAATCTCTTCCACAAATTATTGAATTGATCATTCCCTCATTTATGATAAGATACTCTGTATTATCTTTGATATTATCTATATTGAAGACAATTTCATTTTTATGTGATCCACTTGAATTTGAATATTTTGGAAAAGCAAGATTGCCTATTGCACGACCTGAATAGAAATCTGTATAATTTGAATAATATACACGATTTGGGATTATCACCCTGTTTTTCATAGATCCTTCTCCGAATATTCGAATTGAATAGAATCTCATATCATCTTCAGAAATTCCTCGACTCATGAGATAGTTATATGGAATACTTCCTGGATAATCTGCTGCCAGAAATTCAGGAATTTGAAATAACTTGTCATCCTCTTCAATATTCAAGGATTCTTCTAAGAACTCTGAAATCACAGAGTTCATATCAGAATTAACAGGATCTCCTATATCACAAGATGAGGAAACTTGACCTCTTGTGCCACATCTAAAACAAATATATTTACCTGATTTTTGATTAACATACAACTTTCTATCTGTATGTTTCTTATTCAATCTCTCACAGAACGGACAATGATATAATCTTTCATCTCCAGAACATTTATAATCTTTTCCAAAAGCCAAATCAATTTGATATGAAATCATGTGTTATGACTCCCCTGATAATCATTAAGAAGCTGATGATATTCAATCTCAGAAATTTGATGAAGATCCGCACATGAAAAATCTGTTTTAACACGAAACACTGAACCAACTTCTCCCCTTCTATTCTTAGCAATAAACCCAGTTAGACAGTCAAAATCTCTATGAGCTTTTCCCAAACATATCATTATATCAAGATTCTGCTGTTTCTTACTTGATTCAGCCGCACCTTCTAACGGAATTATCTCTGAATTATAGTAAGCAGGTTTCGGCTGACATGCAACAAGAATGACTGACTTATTCTCTGAGCCAAAACCAGAAAGACGATTATATATCGTACCACCTGATTTATACATATTATCACTCTCGCTTACAAGATTGTCTGGATAATCAACGATGATCATATCAAAATGTTTTGATAATTGTGTCTGTAACATTAATACATCTCCAATCATCTCTCCAACAGTCTTCGACTCTGCTGGATATGCAATCGTTGTTATCTTATCAAATAATCCTAACAGATTATAAGTTTTTACAACTTTTGCCTGATCATCGATTGACATACTTACGATTGTATTTTGTGGAAGTTTTGAGATTTTAGAAGCATATCTTATCCATCCATCATAATTATTCATATCTCCTATAAATATATGTAACACTTCAAATCCCTGAAGTGCAGCTTCATAGCCTTCATTCACAAGAGTCATGGTTTTACCAGTTCCAGGAGGACTTATGTATGCTACCAAATCCCCACACTTATACCCACCAAACATGAGACTTCGATTAATTTCAGGTAAACATGATTTTATGATCGTAGGATTACTATTATCTCCAACAGCAATTTTTCTCTCTTCTGTTAATCTTTCAACATTTGAAAGTGTCAAAGCCTGACTGCTTATTACATCTAAACTTATAGATTCTGACAATTTCTTGCCAAGTGCTTCAATTGAAACATCATCACCATTTTTTATCTTTGGAAGATAATCTGCTAACACAGACTGAATATTTCTAACTCTAACGAAAGAAAGAATCTTTTCAATGATGAATTCCTTCGGTTCTGGTGCTTGCTTCCACAGTTCTAAAACATGAGCCTTAACAAGACCAACATCCAATCCTGTATCTACAGAATCGTTGATATAATCGAGAAGAGTCATCACTGAAGGAACAGCGCCAAATTTTGTAAAGTGATACTTTGTTTTGTTGTAGATTAATTGAAGTTCAGGGTCATCAAAAAATCTAAAATCTATAAGATTACTGACTTTTGAAAATAAATAAGAATCTTTAATTATTGAAGCAAGAATTGAATTCTGTAATTCTTTTGAAACATCATTCATTATGAATATCCCCTTCTAATGCGTAGTATTTCATTCAACAATATAAATGCTCATAACAAGTACAAAACTCTCAATTTTTCTCAATTTTCATAAGAAGATCTTGTAATTCTGAAATCTTAACGCCATCTTTGTAGTTCTCTTCAGAAACACCAATAATCTCTTTATAAATATGAGATCTCTTTGAAGAATGATATCCAAGAATTCCGTTGTCATTGTCTGTAAAATCTACAATATAAGCGAATTTACCATTCTTTGTTCTTCTTAAAGAACGACCAACACCCTGAATAATTCTCCTTGAGCTCTTCCCAACAACTCCCATAATGACTGAATCGAGATTGGGAATATCAACACCTTCATAAATATGACTTGATCCAATTAAGATTTTCAATTCTCCTGTTTTGAATTTTTCCATAGAATCCTTTGGAAGTTGAACAAGAGTTCCTTCTTCATCATACTGATAGAATTTCGAACTTCCATAAGAACATGCAGATATCTCTCGGAGACCATAATCTGATAGCATCTTAAGAAGGCGATATCCATGATCATGTGTATTTACAAGAATCAATGTCTTAAGACCAAATTTTGAAAATATTGCTGCAACTTGTGCCATCTTAAGAGTTCGAGCCTGTGATTCTAATTGGATAGATCTCAATTGATGCCAATTTCTTAAATCATCTACTGGCTCCTCTATCTTGTGGTAAATTCTAATAACACAAGATTTTGCAAGAACATCTCCATCTGCGTAAAAGGAAGTTGGAACATTTAATAAAATCTGCCCTGTAACAGAAACCATTCTTAATTCATCAATTGTTAATCTATCAAGATGTGTTTCAATTGGTAACTTAAAGGAATCTATCATTGAAGCTGAAAACCCAAGAACAATTTCAGAATTTTCAGCAGCTTCAAAAACTCGACTGAATGTTTGTGATTGAAGATGATGAGCTTCATCACTGATAATTATTTTAACATCAGATAGATCTATCTTTTCACAATCAAGATCGTTACAAATAGATTTTGGATGACAGACTACAACCCCAGAAACATCTCCTCTACAATCGGCATAATCAACTGCTGGAATTCCAAATCCGTTCATTTTTGAAACCATATCTTCAACGAGATATCTTGTTGGTACAAGAATCAAAATTGGCGGAAGTTCTCCCAATATTCTCTCAAGTGCCTTCACAAGAGCACAAATAATTATACTCTTACCCATTCCAGTTGCTGCTTGAATCAACCCTCTTTTGGATTCAAGACATCTTACAATAGCAAGAATCTGTTCAGGTCTTAACTTAATATTTGGAAGAAGCGTGTCCCAGAAGTCTTCTGGATAGCATGGTTTAGAAAAATTCCAAAGATTATTCTTATCTGAAATCCAATCAATATCTTCGGATCTAATCAATCCCATCTTTAAGAAAATATTTAACATTCCCCGATGAATGAAAATATCTTCTGTCTTCTTATCTCGTGTATACGCACATTGTACTTGATCTGTTCTGCGATCTACTCTTGTGAGTCGGTATTTTATTAATGCTATAGATGAATAATCTCTTGGTATCTTTATTTTATTCCCATTAACAAATTGTATCATTAATTAATCAACCCTTACATATTCCCAGGATTTTGATGTTTTAACAAAATCATGTAACCAACTATTTTTTCTCTTACTCAAACAAACACCATAAGTTCCAGTACATTCACGAAAAGTGTTATATGCAACTTCATCATGTGAAGGCAAACCAACAGAAACAGGATCAACGGGAAGTAGAGCTGTACGATTATTTCCGGTACCAATGAATTTTACAAATCTCATTGGTATCAAACAAACTTCTGTTTCCATAAATAATCCGCAAATCGTAATCAGCTCAGGTTTCTCCTTCAGAAGAGTCAACTTATCTATATATCGATTAATTTTGATTATACGATCTTTAAAGCAATAATTCTCTGAAAACCTATCATCCCACTGTTCAAGCTCAAATAATTTAATGTAGAGAGACAAAAGCATCTGTGAATCATATGCATCAAGCCTTGTGACTTCTTCAGAATGATTTTCAACTTCCTGTTGATCCTGTTCTGCTCTTTCTTTCAAAAAAGAAATTATTGAATTGTATTTTTCTTTCTGACTTGCAACCATCTTACAAAATCTCCTTAACATTAATAAAATTTGGAAACTAACCTTTCTTACACAAGTATAAACGCTAAAAAGATTTTGAAAACTCTCAAATTCTACTGAATTTGAAAATAATTTAATTTATTCGTAGTGACATCATACAAGAAATGTATAAGATCTTCAATAGATATATCATTTTCAACAAATGCTATCGATATCATTTCATAAACATCAAAAACTGTCACAGATGTCAATGATATTGATGACTTGAGATAATTCTTTGAAAGTATAAGATACAGTTGATTCATAATCTCTGAAAACATCTTAAGCCACTTTGGATATATCTTACCGGAAAGAAGAGAATCTCTTGGTGTATCTTCAATCTCAGAAGACTCTTTAATCTTAAATCCAAATGTATTCTTTGATATCATGTAAAGTTCCTGCACTGATAATCTAATTTTATCCTGATTTCTAAAAGACTTATATGATATCTTAATAATGTTATATCCACTCTCAGAAGGATCCAAATAAATCTTAAGAACATCAGGCGATATCAATATCTCAATAGATTCATCTTCCAATGTCTGTTCAATTATTGAAATTGGATTGATATAAACATGTCCTTCCTCTTTAAGATAATTATTAGCACAAAGATAATTTGAATTAAGATAATATCTGAAAACAATTCCATACTCAATACCACAATCTGTAAATTCTGGATAAACAAATGTTGTTATACAAGAATCAGTAAATTTCTCTTCACAACAAATTTCAGTAGAATATTCTTCTTCTGCTATCTTATATAATTTATTCAAACAATCTCCATAGTGATTTATACAAGTTTCATCTTGTGATACTGACAAAATAAGATGAGCATTCTCGTCTACTATTGCAAAATGAGTCTTAAGAAACATAGAAGATTTCTCTAAAGCAAGCTGCTTCTTTGTAAATTCTATAAAAATTTCGGAATTTAAATCGTACAACTTCTTTACAAATCTTGAAGATCCAAGAGAACAAGGATAAGCAATCAGGTTTTTGACTGAAGAATCTCTGAATTCGTAATCTTCTCCTTCAATGTTTACAATCTCTGATGTTATGTAACGCAAACTTTCTAAACTTTTTGATTTGAACATAACTAAATTGATCCTTTCTTTAAATTAGTATTTCTTGAAGAAATCTTTGAACAGAATTCTTCATTATTTTTTGCTTTATCAATTATTTTATAATAATTATCTGGAGAAAGACGAATAACACCTTTTGCAGAAAGAGAGGGTTCTGACATGTTCTTAGTATTCACTCTTCTTAAAGAGATTTCTGTTTTTCCAAGATAATATTCTGAAATGATGTCTCCTTCGAGAAGATGCTGTGCCTTTTTATGTGTATATAATGCTAACAGCCGTATTGCAAGAGACTTATCAATTTTAAGAGTATTTTCATGTAAAATTTCTGTTACAATATCAGATGTAGAAATTGTATGTCGAATAGAATCCATCTTAATCATCCCCCACAAATAGAGTATTCTTAGTGTAAGTCTCATAATTTACAGGAATAATTTCAACATCAAGTTTCCAATGATCCCGTGACTTAAATTCTTCATCTACATCCAGGAGCTTGTACTTCATAATGTGAACTTCCATATTGTATCGATCATCAACTTCCAAAGCCCTTGAAATAACATCTTCCACTGTTTTAATATAATTTGAAACATCATATGGACGAATATCGTATGATATAGATTTTCGCTTATAATTCATATCAGGCATTCCAATTGCAAGTCGCAATTGAAAACCAAGTCTTTCAAAATCATGAGAACAAGTATCTTTGAATTTTTGAAGTTCTTCACTGTAGAATGACATTATCCTTCGAATGAATTCTCTTTGAAATTCTATAAGTTCATTAGATCTCCTAAGAAATGCTGATCTTCTCTTATGTCCAGCTTTTACAGAACCAGCTGTTGGTATGTACGCATCATTTGTACTGACCAATTTAAGGTCAGGAAATGACATATGGAGTACCATTAATCTTCCTCCTTATAGATATTCTATTTTTGAAATCTCATTTCCTCTTGAGAAAATTCTATCAGCATAAGAAATCCTTGATCTGACAAAATCTTCACAGTGAGCTGTATATTCTCTTCCCTTCTGAGAAATAAATTTAACATCTTCTAACGAAGTAACTACTGCTGTTACAAACGAATCTTCATCCCAAGATTTGCACAATTTTGTTTCTGTATACTGCATCTTCTCAATAGGAATAACTGAAATTCTATCTCTATAATTTTGAACTATAAGATATTTAGAGTTATCAAAACATCCTATACAACATCTTGCTTTCAATCCTGACGAATTAACAGGAATATGAATTCGAGAATTTGGTCTTGCAGAAGATACTGACTGAATATATCCTGTATTGTCAGGATATACAACAATAATGGAAGAACCAAAATCCTTGAATTTCTTACTTTTCACTCCAAAAACAATATCAGAAGATTTTTCATCGAAATAGAAACCAAGATCTGACAAATCTGTGACTTCAGATTTATATACAGAATGCTTCCTTGAATTATAAAGATCAACCACGAGACTCTTCAACTCATCATACTTCTGTGATAAATACTCAGTAGGATCCTTTGACATTTTACAAGAGTACTCATATGTTTTAAGAAGGGATTCATATTCCTTATCATGTGAATTTGTTAAGTAGGAAATAGATTTTGTCATAACGGAATTCGCAACTTCTTCACTAAATCCCCATTCCTGTATGAGCGACTTGAAATAATCTGTACTCTTTTTAGAAATCTGTTTGATTTCTTTGGAAGACTTCAATTTCTCAATTGCTTGAAATAGAGAAATCTTGAATGACTGAGATTTTATATCAGCTTCAAATTTTCGTATTGCACATTTCCTAAGATATTTCAAAGACTCTTCTGCAATCTTGTCCAGTGAAGATAAATATACAGATGAATAATGTTCAAAATATAATCTATATGTTTGCACAGATTTCACCCAGTTCTTAGCAAGAGACTTCAAGTCATCAATTGAGAATTTTGAAGGATTAAGAATCTTATATTCATAACAGACGCCAGATTCATCAGTAGAATCTGTATACTCAAGTAGATCTTGATCAATGAGTGACTGTAACTTCTTACTGTGAAATTTCCAATGACGACATCCAGGAGGAAAATCTCTTATTGACATTGTGTCATTCGTAAAATCATACAATGTTTGAAATTCAACTCTCTGCCAACCATCTTTGTACAGAGGAGACAAATCTTTCTCATCCTGGAGAATATAAGCATCTCCCACATCTATTCTTGGATAATGATTTATTGTCTCTCCAAGAAGTTTCTTTTTGAAGAAATCTATAAGATCCATGAGATTAAAAGACGGAATCTCCGGGGTAGGAAGCCCAACAGTCATGCCAAAAGATCCTGTTATTAAAGCATATGGAATAAGAGAAGGAAGATACTCAGGTTCCATTTCACCAGCATCACCTTCCATATAATCTGCATAATCGACCAGATCTAAATACATCAATTTAGCAATCTCATTCAATTCTGCAGAAAGATATCTTGGATTTGCTGCTCCAAACCCACATCCGCCAAAATTTCCATATCCCTTATACAAAGGAAGTCTTCCATATTGGCAAGTCATTGATACAAGAACATCTGATGCTTCTCCATGTGGATGATATTTCATCGTTCTCGCAATAAATTCTGTTGCCTTATTCTTTCCCTTGATATCTTTTGAAGCAAAGAGCATCCTACGATATACGGTTTTGAAGCCATCAATCATTGAACAATAAGCTCGAGTCTTTGCAACATATTTTGCAATTTCAACATAAGATTCTGCAATTATCTCATTTGAATCTTTCAATTTAGGATTCTGCATTCTTATCCTCCTCATGCAAATCAATTAATCGAAAATGATCTTTATGTTCATAATCGGAATAAAGCACAGCTCCTGTTTCATTTGAGACAATTTCAACCAATTTTATAAAATCTGTACCAGCAGATCTTAGAAATCCCTTTGCATCAAAATTCAAAGTATCTGTATATGATTCGAGATTCACTCTTACAAATCTCGGATAGATTTCAAAAATTCTCCCATACAGCCATTTGACTGAGCCTGTCCTTGAATACGCATACTTACAAAGATCTCCAATGTGTAAATCATCCTTTGAAACAATTTTGAGATTCTCCTGTTCAGTATTATAATCTTGCAGCATTTACATCAACTCCTAACGATTCATTACACAAATATAAACGCTCTAAATTTATAGAATACTCTCAGAACCATAATATTTTCTTATTCGACATTTCTTTCCTGTTTCTTTCATTTCTTTCAATTTCATGTACTTTGAAAATTCACAGAAGACATTTTCAAGACTCATAACATTAAAATGTCTTTCTTCTGATGGAAGATCTATAAACAATTTATCACAGGAGAAATTAGGATCAACTCTCTCTCTGAAGAGATCTTCAAGATGATCTCTTAACCAAAAGAGAAACTCCCAGTATTTAAGATCTCCTACCATATTTTCTTTCCACTTTGAAGTTTCAGTCAAATACCAGATACCAGTTCTGCATCCTGAACCAGCAACAACATATTCATTCTCAGAAATTGGAAAAGATGGAATGTATGTAAGATCTACGAATAACTGATAAGCCATAAACCACTTACATCCTGGAATTTTGAGAAGCCAATTAACAACATCATCTGCATGAAGATCTTCATTCCAGTAGTATTTGTCATCAAGGTATCTAATAGGAGAATCAAAACCAGAATAATCAAAATCGTTTCTATAATCAATGATTCCTTTAAGAGTAGAAAGATGTGATGATCTTGAAATATCTGGATATCTCCTATTCCAAGCTGCTCTGCAACCTGATGTAAAGTACGCTGTTGTAAATAAATATCTCATGTCAGATTTAGATCTTGCTTCTTCAATTCTCTCAAAATCCCAGTCAAAACCCGAACCAAGTTTGAACAATTCAGCTGTCTCTATCTTATTATATAATCTAAAAATAATGGTCTGCCAAAATTTCTCAGCAATTGATAGATCATCATTCTCCGAAATATGCTCTATCAGCCAGCGACTTGTCCTGTCTTGTTCTCTTCGGATATTCGTAAAACTGAAATCTCTAAGAATTTCATCATCAGTCCAAGGTCTCTTTTGACCAGCATTTCTTCTTAACCAAATCTTATATCTTTCTGTGATAAAATGGTATAAAATTTCTAATCTATCTTGCAATATTCCAGGATCTTTTGGATTCTTAATGCCCTCAATATTGTTGCACCCAAGATATGGTATATCATTTCGTCGATTCTGCATTTCTTAATAAAACTCCTCTCTATAGAGATAATTGGATCCTTAATGCCCTTTGAACTTCTGTCAAGATATCGTCACTCAATGTATAAAGATATCTGACACAGTCCTCTTTGCTGATCGTCGTAATCTGTTCACACAATACAGTAATTGGAGTTTGACGAAGTCCAAGATAATATTGAATTTGATATGATCCTCGAGGAAGATCTCTTGAACCAGTGAGAGGAATAACATTGAGTATCGGTGAATAAATGTTATTCTTCTCATTGGAAATTATGATCATCGGTCTCATCTTCTGTTGAATTGAACCATGCCTAATTTTTGATTGATCCTGAACGAGCCATACTTGACCATAATGAAAATTAGGAGTCTTCATCTACAGATTCATCCTCTTCTAAATCTGATATTGATCTTATGACACCATAGTGTGATAACAATTCATTCCTACCAGCAGATGTACCAGCAAGATGATTGAATCTCTCAAGATCATCAGGATATTCAACTTGAAATAAAACTCTATTCTCAGCATTCAGACAAGCATCTTTGAAGTCTGAATCATCCATAGAACCAAGACCCTTGAATCTGAGAAACTTGTGATTATCAAAACTCCACTGAGGAACCTCATTGAAATCACTTGTATAGTGATGTTTTCCATCTTTTGTCCAATACTTATAGAAAGGAGCATCTAAGATATAAACCATTCCTGCCTTGACGATTGATGGAAGGAGATTCACAATTGCTGTAAGAACAAGAGCTACTATATGCGATCCATCTGAATCCTTGTCGGCAGAGATAATAATCTTCTCATATCTTGACTTCTCTGGATCAGCTGATTCTCCGATACCACATCCAATTGAATTAACAATATTCGCAACTGTTTCAAACTTCAAAGCATCTTTGAGAGAATATCCTGCAATATTCTTTATCTTTCCACGAAGAGGAAGAACTGCCTGAAATTCCTTATTGCGAGGTCTTGCTATAGAACCCGAAGCCGACAACCCCTCACAATTTTTGCTGATAAGTCCGTTCTCTAAAGCAAATCTGTGAGTCGAATCTACTGTCATACAATATACAGGAGTATGAGGAGAGGAAATTCGTTTGATAGAAACAACTTTATAATTCCAATTCTGACCAAATTTACATGCTTCTTCGTAAGAATCAAAATATTTTAGAATTGTTGAGTACTTAACACTTGAATGATGAAGCTGAGAATTTACCAAATTCCAGGACTCTTCAGAAAATTCCAATCCTCTATCAAATAGTGCTCTCATTATTTTACCAATTCTTCCTCTCATCTGATTTCTCTTAATCTGAGGGTTCTTATTCATCTCGGAAGTTCTTTGAGAATACTTCTCTTTTAGATTCGGAAATCTTTCAAATCTTGTAATTAAGTCAATATGATGTTTCTCAGAGTTATTGTAAGTCTCTGACCATGTTTTTGCACATACCCGAGAATTCGGATCTACTGCAAGATCATGTAATTTCTGCTTAGAAAGATCAGTATGCTTTCCTCCAACTGACATCCTTTTTCGTAATTCAGGATTGCTCCATGCAATTTTCATATCTCTTTTATGAGAATCTGATCTATTGTAATCAGTAATCCTTTGGCTACTTAACGATCCGTGCCTGTACCCATCCCAATGCTCTCGTTGAGTAATACATTCTATATTCTCAGGACGATCATCAAATTTGTTGCAATTCTTATGATGAAGCTGAGGACGATCTAATACATCGCCAGTTCTCCGAAATCTATTAAATAGTCTATCATGCTCTTCTTTATAGAATAGATTACCAATAATTCGGTAAACAGGCTCTTCTTTATATGAAGAATCTTTATTCACAAAAACCGTACATCTACCATCTGCAGTTTTTCCAAAACTTAGATGATGTAATGATGTACCAACTGTCATTTCATCTGTTCTTATCCAGTCCATCGTTTCTCTATTCATAAATTTATGATTTCCTGTACATTTCACAATTGTACCATCTGACAGAGAAATCTCATACAACTCATCTACATATCTTGTCAGTCGAGGATTATGAGCCTTTGCAGGAATGAACTCTCCAGAATCATCACAAGAATACACCCAAAATTCCTCATCAGGATCCTTATATCTTTCAGTCAATTCTTCTAATGTCGGAGAAGTACCATCGAGCATTTTGATTTTCGTATCTCCTGCCAAACAGATATACAACTCAGTATCCTCTTTTGAAGGAGAAGTACAATCAATCAACGATGACACAACAGAACTTCCTCTGCGAAGACGACCACTCTTATCTTTCTTTGAGATCTGTACAACATTCATAATCTCCTTTTGAGATTCCAATTTTCTTTGAGCTGCTCGATACTCTGAAAATCTATCAAGCAATTTTGTACAGAGATCTTTATGTGACTCTATCCACTCTTCAAATTTGAGTGAGAGAAGATCTGTCAATGTTTTCAATTGAGATTTCGGCACAGTCAACTTATCTTTCGTCTGTGATGAAAAAGCAATATTATCTATAAATGCTGCTACAACAATCTTCATTCCAAGAAGACAATCATCCCATACAAGAGATCTCTCCTCTGTATATTTTGACCAAGCTTGTGTGACAGCATCTATTGTACATCTTGTATGAGTTCCTCCATATGAATTATAAAGGAGATTCGTATATCCATTGATTCTGTATTTTGTATCTGATGTATATTTGAATCCTACAATGAAAGATTCTCCTGTTGATTCATCTTTGACTTTGATCACATCTGAACAGTATTCCGTGACATCTGGTTGAAGATGTATTAAATCCAAGAGAGAATTTATCTTAATTTCAATCTTCTTATCATTGATAAAAAGATCTACTGGATATCCCATTGCCTGAGCAACTTCACATCTGTCAATGATAAAGGAATCTGGGATCTCAGAAGATTCAAATTCAGAAGGATCTGGTATGAACTCAATTTCAACTCCATTTTCTTCATCTGTATCTGAATAAACGAGATCTTTTACTTCTCCAAATTCTGTGACCAATGAAACAGATCTGTGATCTCTGATTGTTGTTACTCTCATCCATTCTGAGAGAGCACAGATACAGACACCACCAACTCCATGAGTTCCAGAACAGATTCTATAATTGTCAGAACTGAACTTCGCTCCTGAATTACATTTTGTAAAGAGAATCTGAAGAGCTTCCACTTCTTTCTCTCCATAGAGAATCTTGCCAATAGGAATTCCTCTACCATGATCTCTCACATAATAATGTAATTTTCCGTTCTCATCTTTGAATTTCTTAATAATTGTAAGATCACTGTTTCCAGATTGAGCTTCATCTATTGCATTATCAAATGCTTCTGAAAAGAGATGATGAGGATCATATGTTTCTCCTATGTACATTCCCTTTCTCAATCTGATGTGTTGAATGTCATCAAGTACCTGAATTGAATCAACTGTATATTCTTCATTGTTTGTTTTGTTTGACATTTTGTTTTCTACTGATCTCCTTTCTTCATTGTTTGCTGTTTGTTTTGTTTGTTTCAACTCTTCATTGTTTCAACTGTTTCAGCTGCGGGATGATAGTCCTTTACCCCTTCCCCAAATATAAACGCTGAGATTCTCAGGACGACTCCAAAAATTTATAAAAATTTTATGAAAATATTTTCTGTGATGGTGGAGATCACTCTTAGAATCTTCTGAATTTGATGGTAGATCAGCAGAAGGCTCTCAGAAGCGCTGTAAACTAAAAAGTGACTAAAAGGTATACTTATACTACCTGAGGGTCTTTCTTTAATCTGAGAGTCGCTGAACGCTCGAGAAGAGGTCTTGAGAGGTCTCATAAGTTTTATAAAGTAAAAGAGCTCTCCGAAATGGAGAACTCTTTACTAAGAATTTTATTGAAATGACTTGATCCAAGCTTCAAGTACAGCTGTATCTCTTTCACGCTGTTCTTTACGATGAAGTTCCTTAACATGGATCATAAAGAGACCAATAAGACATCCTATGAGAATGAAAATAATTTTAAGAGTACCAATGAGATGAGCTGTATTAGACAAACCAAGATCAGCATATCCACCTCTGCCAATAAGAATAAGAAAACTGATGAATGTAACAATTTTTAATATTAATTTCATAATGATCACTAAATCCTTTCAAATAAGATAATTTATTAGACTTCTTTGTACATCATTTCATACAGTTCATTTCTCAAGTTATGTATCATTCCACAGAATGATGCAGGAGCTTTTGATTTGAACCCCATCAATCGAGCTATAGATTCATTTGTAACCTTTTCAGGCATTTGAATACCTCGAGCAACTGCAACAGACTCAGGGAGAACTCCATTATCTACAAGCTTGATTATAAGATACATTTCCTCTCTTGAACCACGAGGATATCTTTCAAGTATTTGTGAACACAGAACTGAGATATCAGCTTCTGATGAATTACCGAGTTTGGAATAGAGTGAAGAATTAATTGAATTAGGATCAACTTCATCTATAGAAGATACTGTATGATTTCTATCCCACTCTCTTCGATTTTTACGATAAATATCTACTGCACGATTATAAGCGATTTTCGCTACCAAATTAGAATTAAGATTTTCCCAACCATTGGCACGACCAAGCTTCAGGATCTTCAAACAAAGTTCAGAATAAATTTCATCTTCATCACAACAAAATGTTTTTCCGTATTTCTTAGCAACACCTCTTAAGATGTTATCATACTTTGATATTTCATAGTTTTCTAACAGCTTGTCTGATTTTCTTGCATCCTCAAGTACATTTACCATGTTCTCAAATGAAATGTTCATAATTCAAATTCCTTTCGATCTCTAAAATAATATTTTTGAAGGGTTTTGAGTACCCTTAACTTACAATACTATTATACTACTTTTAGAGTCAAATGTAAAGTTTGATAAAACCTTAAAATAGCTGATCTACCCTAATCTAAGGTAAATCAGCTATTGTTTTCTAAATATATCGCATAAATACGCCGTTTTTCGCCGTTTTGCTAACTTTTCGTTATTTTATGAATCCAAGACGATACATATAGATGATCATACGGATCATGTCTTTTGTAAGACCTGGAACAAAACCCTCATTTGAATATGCAAGAATTCCAGCTTTGACTGCTGCACTAAGAGCTTCATTCGCATCAGGTGAAATCTTGGCAGAATTATCATCTATGTACTGATAAGTAGCCAACTTTCGTTTGAGTTCATCAAGTTCCTTGTTTTGCTCCTCAATTTTATTTTTCAGTTCTTCATACTGTGTCACTGTTAATTCATCTCCATTCTTCCCAAAAGATATAATAAGATCTTTGAACGCATTCCAAGCAGAATCTGACAAAAATGGTCTTGGACAGAGTTTGCCAGAAACATCATAATGTCTAACAACATTTTTTAAGGGAATTCCATATTTATTCATTAATTTCAATGTTAACCATGCAGCATTCTCTATTGTCCTCTGCATGAAGTAATAATTCCCATTTGAATCAATTCTACTACAAAGTTCAATATTGATTGAATTGTAATTATAACATGGTATCTTTGGATGACTACCACCATCACCAACTGCCCAACTCATCTGGCTATCTTCAACGCATTGCCAAATTGGGGAGTACTCGTCAACGAAATAATTAGCACTGCTACCTCGGTCTTTTGACTTAAAATAATCTGTATTTCCCTTTGCTGTATCTCCATTATTCGCTGTATAATGAATAACAATATATTTATTGATCTTGTATTTCATCTCTGTAAAATTTACTGATGTAAGATTTTGAGAGATTGATGGTGGAAAAGATGTCGTTGTTGCAACTTTTGTTGTAATTTTAGATACGTCCTTCATTAAGATACTCACCTCCTTTCTACATAATTAAAACATCATTTGGTTTGAGAAATATCGTAACAGTCTTATGAACTCTAAATAATGTTCCTTGATATTCAATGACTGCATTGAACATGAAAAGATAATATTCCTGCACACTATAGATATCCTCTGTTGTATCCCAAAGAAATCCAAGAATCAAATTATCATTATCTACAAAACAATTAGGAGATTGATTCATAAGTCGACCTCCTCGTGTATTGTAGACTTCTACTGTGGAAACATCATTAAGGTCTGCTTGACTTGCATTTGGATCTACGACAATCTTAAAATCTGAAGATTTAAGATCCGTATTTGGCACGATCTTTATTGTTACTGGATATAATTCTGATTTATTCGCTGATGTCATTGATTTGGACCTCCTCTACAAGAAAGATATCTTCAAAAGAATTTGAATCAATAATGATAATATCCTGTATGAGATTAATTTCTTCTCCTGTGAAAAACTGCATAAAATCAACCTCCTGTCACTGGAAACAAGTTCAATGACCACTTCACAGATTTAACTCCTGTTCCAGCAGTCCAATCCACTTCAACTATTTCTACATCATCATCATTATTGAATGTAATCTGAAAAGCAACAATTTGATCTCCTGCAACCAACTGTAGTGGAAAAACAAGATCTATTTGATTCTTATCTGTATCGTACTTTACATCATAATCTCCTGCATAGAACATTTCAAAACCAGATGTACTTGAACCAGATGCTGGCTGAATTTGTAAAGCAATAGACTTAATCTTTTGATTCTGAAATTCTGACAGCCAATTCGTATATGAAGAACTGGTTGGAATTTCATAAGACCAAAAAGCTTCATATTCAGCTGAATCATTATATGAAAGAATTGATTTTGGAAGAGGAGTGGGATAGGTCATTCCAAAATTAAATATAGGTAAGAAGAAATTCAAACTTATGCCATCATATACAGTTTCATAACCAGAATCCATTCGATACTGATGTGCAAGAGTATATTGCTGAGATCCACTGACATTCGAAACAGGCTTCATTCGGTTAAATTCAATAGAATCCCCCGTTAGTGTAGATGGATCAATGTATTCAAACCAAATTACATCATCCGAATCCTTGCAAACACCAACCAAGGCTGGCTGTTGTGTCGGACTTGTGCTAATTTGAAATAAATGATCATTCGTTAAAACATCTCTGATCTTCTTTCCTGTCTTGAGAATATAATCTAAGAATGGACTATCATCATCAAGATGAATCAGCTGACCTGTACCAATTACTGTACCAGATTGGAATCTCTTATTAAAATATGTAAGAAGATGTTTTCCTAAGACTGGACAATCATTTTGTACAGAAAAAGCTCCTATGAGAAGATTATATCTTGTTGTTGAATAAGAATAGAACTCTGGATTTGATCTATCTAATGATGATCCACTACCCAAGGAAATTCTCATTACATGATCAGAGAAATCTTGACCAGTTGTTTTGTTTTCAATATAAACATTGTCTCTCGGGCAAACCATCTTAATAGAAAAATCGTTATACTTATATGAATCTCCTTCAATTGTATTAGTACGAATCCTTGAGCTCATGTCAAATCCTGAGATTTCATCAGAGGATTCTCCTTCTATAAGAACAGGAGGTTTAGCAGCAGATCTTGACATAATAGATGGATCGCCTTCAGTTGATCCAAACGGAATACATAACGGATATTGTTTTTCGGAATCTGTTACAGAGTTTGAAAAGAAGCTCATTAAGATATTTACAAAATTCTGAGATTCGTCAAGAGATACATTTCCCAATTGAGTCACAGCTGTTGTATCAAGTGCTGAATAGACATCCTTATCATTAAATATGGATTTTGATCCTGTATATTGAGATTTTGCTTGTTGCAAAATGTTCTTTGTGCTCAAAACATCATCTCCTTGTGAAAGAAAATTATACAGTTGTTACATTAGAAAGAGACAAAGTGATTTCTACTTCCCATGTTGCATTCAATCCTTTTGCGCCCATTGCTTGGCTCTTTCTGTTGATGAGAATAACATCTCCAACTGAGGTAGGATCTGCTGTCTGAGAAGTCGGGTCTCCATTGAAGATACCCCAACTATTCCAATCTCCAACTGCATCATTTGAACCAAATGTAGCTGTGATCTTCAATTGACCATTATCCGGATTTGTCGTTGAAGAAATACCAGCAGAACTTAACATCGCAACAGAATCTGCCTTCTTATATGAAGCATTCTTATATAAATCAGAATCTGCTTGAGTACCAATTCCAATATAGACATTTGATGCTGTGAGAGGTCTTGCCTGTGAGTTCCCCATAACAAGATTCCAAATTAGAAACAGACCATTTGATGTTATTGTATTTCCATGAGAGATATATGTATCTACCAAATTGTGTTCAGAATCATATTTGTTGATTTTGAATTCCTTTGTAGTCCATCCAATATTACTATTCATTGAAAATCCTCCTTATATAGAAAATGTTAAATATTTAAGATATTCATTTGACAGAGCAAGATTAACCGCTCCATGTCTACAAGCCAAGAGCACAGCACCAGAAGATGGAGTTGAAGAAGCATCAATCCTTAATGTCTCTTCTCTGATTACCAAGGCTGAATCTTCTGCTGTAATAATACCAAGAACCTGAATATATTTTGTTGGTTGAGAAGATGGTTCAGAGTCTGAAGGAGAAGCCACATAATAGATGTTTGATTTTGCAACTTTTACTCTCTTAAATTCTGAATGATCTGAGTCCTTCGGAGGAGAATCAGGGTCAAGTGTGTCCCAACTGGATGATCCAACTCCAAAAGTCATATATAATGTACCAGCTTCTGCCTGAGCTTGTAGTTTGTCATACATTGCTTTTGCAACTTCTATATCAAAATTTGAATCTGTATATACCATAGATCTACCTCCATTTAGAAATCATATTTCTCATCATACGGATATTTATAATCAAGGACAATACCATTATCCTCAAGAGTCTTATCGTCTGAATATGAAGCACTGTCTATTATCGGAGATTTGTCAATCGTCCTTCTTACAACAGTAGATCCGGTTCCAGAGAAGTCAATGAGAGAATCAGATGTTTCTTGTGCAGCAAATACATAATTGTATATAATATTGAGATTTGTCTTCTTTATGAGTTCAGGGATAAATTCTAATTCATCAGAAATGAGGAATTCGTCGTCAAGTGATAATTTCAATCTTGAAAGATCATCAGTGACATTAAGATTTTCAAACAACGACATCTTAGCACTTGTAAGTTCCATTAAATCTGAGATTTGAAGATAATCTTCGTCACTCTTAAATAAATATTGTAGATTAAGATTCAACTTTCCAAGAACAGGCAGTTCTAATGGAGAAAGCTGAATTGAATCAACAGATTCACTTTTCTCAGAATTTCTATAATAAACAAAATCCTTTATTCTTGCTTCAAGAATCATGTCAGACTGATACAATACATTAAGAATTTGATCTTTTGTTATTTCCATGTTAAAATCAATATTTTCGTTAGATGATGAAATCTTAAAGAAAGATTTAATATTATCAATCAACCGAAGATACAGATTTACAAGATCTTCATTAGAAACAGTTTGGGATAATTCTGCAAAAATGGTAATATCTATTGGTATGTATTTTGCAGGAATAACCTGAAAAACAACATCTGGCATATTATATCCTGGGAATGATCCTTCATTCTCATAATCAAAATCTCTGTTATTGTTTGAGTTAACAATCTCAGGAAGCATATACGGTCTGAAATCAGGATTCACTGATGATCCATTATCAGGGCTTACTTCCTTGAAAGATCCATAATCCAACAATAGTTCTTTTGAAATAAGACCTCTTGAAATCTGATTCATAATCTGCTGCTTAACAATTCTTGTCCAGTTTGAAGACGCTGCTATTGCAACGATTGAGTAGAATGGAAGAGGTGATTTTCGATCTTCTGAATATAAATCAATCTCAGGGTTCTCAGGATCAAGTTCGATAATGGATCCTGTGACTATGTCCTTAATATCATAGATCTTTGACATAAGAATATTCTCTGTAAGATCAACATTTGTCTGATAGTCTTCATCACTGACATTTGTTTCAAAATCAAGAGTGTGACTCTTATCAATAAAATAATTGTTAAACGATGACATCAGAACCTGATCAATTCTAATATTATATTCTTGATTGTTGTATATAATTGGATCTGTCTGCAATGAGAAAATTTCAAATTGATCATAAGACTCATCAAGTGTTATACATGACAATGTTATCCTTGAATAATCATGGACATGTTTGAGCAACTCTTTTGAGAAGATCAATTGATATCTGCCATCTTTAAGAATGTCAATTCCATAAGCCAATTCTGTATCAGAATATTTTGCTAATGATAAAGAATTTTGATATTCAACATCATCAATTACAAGTTTCCCAACATCTGGGATGATATTCTCAATACCAAGAATATATGGCTGACTCGTAGTTGTAATCATACTACTCAAAACGGTCAACTCTTGGAGATGTCCTTCTATCAACGACAACGAACCAATCGTACCAAAGTTACTCACAACGATCGAGTCTAAGAGGAGATACTCTTGGTCATATTCATCTGTAAAAGATGTGAACTTTTTTATAGGTACAAGAACTTCCTCAGGAGAAATCGTATCAACATACATTGAACACGAAACCTTCAACACTCTCGGATTAATCTTAAGATTAGAATATCCAAACAATTTGTTGTTAAGATACGAATCTTCTGAATATAATTGTGAGAGATAATAATCTGTATAAAGAACACCCAACTCTTTTGTCTTAGCGATCATTGCAAGAAGAAGAGCTGTAGTATCATTATCCTTGAAATCTCCTTGATATGTTGGCACAAGTCCTTGAAATCTCTGTATGACTTCTTTTTCATAAGATGTCAACTTTGCAGCACCTCCTTCTTAGTCTCTTCGCAATTCATAACAAGTTCCAATTGGAATGAGCTTATTGATTATGTCTTGACAAAATTTCAAATTCTCTTCAGAGAGTGAAGAACAATGAATTTGATAATAACCGTTAGATACGAATGAAATTGAGTAATCCCGCTTCTGTGGGTTTTGATAGAAAGAATATTCTGAATTCTCAAGGATTGTCAGAATATCAAAAACTCTATCTGTTCCCTTGATCTTAGCAAAATATGGAAAATATTTCAGCAGAAAACACTTCTCTGGATCTGTGTAATTCTCAGGAAATAGAATTCCATATTTCTTTGCAAGATTTTCAATTGTTCGTTGATCTTCAAGTTTGATGTTATATACATTATCAATAAGATTTCCAATTGAAACTGTTTCGGCATTCGTATCAGAATTAATTTTACACAATGTTTTCCAATATTCATTGATTTGAAAATCCTCAGGAATCATTGATGCAAATCCTGAAATTAATGATGAATCTCCAATAGAATGATTATCATCATTAATTGTAGCAGAATCTGATAAATTAAGGATCTTATCTGCCAATTGAAAATCACTCCTTTCTCATGGAGATTAGACTTGAACTTTTATAACGAAATTTACATCAGAAGGATCAAATACAAGATATTCAGAATTTGAAATTTGTAGCCTTGATGAGATACCACCTGATGTAATCTTAACATCTTTTATATATGAAAGATTATTGATAATTTCATATTGTAATCTTACATAATTAATATGAGTATCTGTGATCAAATCTGAGATACTTGACAGATATGAAGAAACAACATTATACACATCTGTGAGTACATCATGCTGTCTTTGATCAACAATTGTTATTGTACCAGAGAGAAGAAGATGCTTTGGTTTTAAGCAAAGAGTTCTTACTTTTGCCCGATTTGACAATGATGAAACATGATCCTGAAAATAATCAATTTCAGGTGTTTTGGAGATTATCGTATTCTCATCTTCATAAATGCACCATAATCCTTGATTTTCATCTAAAGGATTTGTTAGTTCATCATAGTAAATCTTCATAGAAGTCAAAGAAGGTCTACTTGAAACCCATGGAAGGTCTATTCTAATTTCAGAAGGATTTGATCTGGCTGAAAGATATGAATAAACAATATGTTCAACACCATCTGCCAAGGAAAACATGATCTTGAGATCATACGGAGGTAAATCGAGATTGTTTAACATTTGAATCTTGAGATACCACATATCTGTCAAATTATCCTGCAAAATGCTAATTGAATTCGGCAATAGTTGATAATCATCAAAAATACGATTATCAGACGCAACATATTTGAATAATGCAAGAGATCTGAAATCATCACCTGAAGTCGCGGAAAAGAATGTGTTGTTCGTTGATTCATCTATCATGTACTTTACAATCTTTGAAGACATCTTATCAAGATTCAATACTGAAGTCGAATTATTTACAGTATCAATTTCCAAAAGAGAATTAAGATAAGAAAGTCTATTCGAATTCAATGAGATCCTTGATGTCTCATTTACAGGTGATTGAACCTTGATTACAACATTTTCATTTACAAGAGATGGATCAACTGGTAAGAATTCGAGATCACCTGATGATGCAAAATCATCAATCTCTGTATATCGTATTTGTAGGAGACCTTTTCCAGTAAAGTTCTTTGGAGGAGAGACTTTGAGTAACCAAAGATCGTCTGAGATCGATGAAATCTGGTATTGATTCTCTCCGAGCAAAACTCTGAGAATATCATCACATGGATAGAGGATTGTAGAATTCTCTGAAGATGATCTTACAATTGAAAGACTTCCTGTTTCGATTTTCCCTGAAATAATATATTCTCCAAGATGTGTAAGATCCTCTTCTATGAAAATTTGATGTATCGTCCCTCTTGTAAGATACGAAACATATGTAGACTTTGGAGCAACCTTGATATCCTCAATCGTAGAATATAATTCTCTGTCAGAGATCATTACAGCATAAGCAGGAAGTTCATAATCTTCATTTGATTGATTTGTAATGACAATTGGAATCTTAACAGGAGAATTGAATGACAATATCTTTCCTGTCGAAGAAGATAGCTGTGATAGGAATTGTGCACTACAAAGATCAAGGTCAGTATTGAGATATTTTTGATCTATCATATACTGAACATAGTCAAGTCCTGTTGCAATTAATGAAAGCATGAGAGTATCAGGTTCTGGCACTGAAAAGTCTGTCCATTTATCAGATTGACTCTGAACAGCTGAAATCGCCCATTTGATGAAAGATGAATAATCTCTGCAAAGAGACATGTATTCTGTATTACTGATCAAGCTGTTATTAGATTGAGCCATAGGATACATCTCCTTCTGCAGATTTATTATAGATCAAATTCCCAGAGATATTCGTATCTATAATCGAATACTCTATCGAAATCTTCAAAGTCAATTTATCATAGTCAAATGAACAATCAATATTTTGGATTTGAGCTCTTGGTTCTTGATTTGAAAGTTCAGAGAGAAGATCTTGTCGAATACTCTCAAGACCAGTTTCTGACATATTTGAAAACAGAACAATCTTATAAAGATCTGTACCAAAGTTTGGAAGCATCGGGAATTCGCCTTTTGCAGTTGACAAAATCAATCTCAAACTCTGATTTATTCGATTTATGTTTATGGATTGAGTTGAAAGACCTGATACAGCAGAAATTGGTTTTTCATAGGAAATACCAGATCCCACAATGGTCAATGGCTGCGTTTCAGATGTCTGCCACGATTGAGGAACGACATATCCTCCAATAACTACTGTATCAGAAAAGACTGAACCATTAACAACCGCTTTGATATATCGAGGAGATGTATTTCCAAGAAAATATGTCTCTGAAGTAGAGAGAAGTGTTGAACTTGATGGAGTGAATGAATACAACTTATTATCTCCATGCCATTCTATTGAATCAATTCTCTCTTCCTCTGAATTTGAATACAATTTTGCAGAGAGTGAGCTCCCTGTCACATAATCACCGGATATCACAACATGGTACACAAGTTATCACCTCTCTGTCCTTAACTATATGTTTTTCCTTCTGATCCACCAGAGATTCGAGTAGATGTATTACCTTGAATATTAATCTTATTCGAAGAAATCGTAATTGAATTATCAGAGAAGATCACAAGATCCCCTGTCGAATGAATCTTCAACTTTCCACCTGAGATTGAAGATCCCTCTACTCTTTTCGATTTATTTCCAGCATTATCCTCTTTTGAAACAGGACAAATAAATTCAATTGATTGACCATCTCTGTCGATGATCTTAAAATACTCTTCATCATCTTTATCAGAGTAACAAATTGTATGACCTTTTGGAGATTTGAAGATTACACCAGATTCTGTATAGGATTCTTGTGATTCGATTGGAATTTCAAGCTTTCCTGCTGGAGCGAACCACTGACCCATACTTTTATTTGAAGGATTGGATGAATCTGTTGTATTCATTACTTTTGGTACAGTTGATCCTGTACCATAGCTTCCTCCAAGATAGATAAAAGCGGGATTATCCCCTTCGGTTTGAATCACCCAAAGATAAGCACCAACAGGAGGAACAATGAATGATCCACAATCATATGCACCATACCATGGGATAACAGGGTATGACCATGGAATAGAAGAATCTGCCATATAAGAGGGATCTGCTGGAGAAGCACCATGAAGAACAGGAACTCTTATACGAAGCCTTCCAATTTTGAGAGGATCCATATTATCAACAACAAGTCCTTTAAGAGCACCCATCATTATTGATTCCCTCCCTTTGATTTGTAATCAGCATTTGATTCAGTGGTAATTTCTCCCAACTTGAATTTATAATTACCATCAGTTGTTGCTTCAAGTGTTGTTGTATATCCACTGGAGTCTATAGAATCTGTAACTTTTGTGACCCAATATGTTCCACCAGATGGATGAATCTTCATCGGAACATCCCAAGATGCGGGATAGAGCGGAACAATGTTAATATAATCCTGTGGATTGATATCAGGATCGCCTATGAGTTCAAGTGTAGCAGTGGTCTTAATTCCAATGACATCTACATACGCATTGATATCATTTTTAATAGAAGAAGCAAGATAATTCTTCATTCCATCATAGGAAACCATTCCAACCTTTTGCATCTTAAGATTCGAGCCATTATACAATTCTTGAGATAATGAATTATTTAGGTTTTCATCAGCTGTAAATCCATAGATCAAATTAACAAGTTCATTCGTATCTGAGGAAATCATACCAATTGATGGCTTCTCTGGTGTAGTCTGCTGACTTGTTACAGCTGATTTTGTAACGGCAGTTGAAAGCTTTGGTTCAAAACTGATTACTTGACTCTGTGGAAGAGCATTGAAATAGAAATCATATGTTTTCAAATCCTGACTGCTATATTGATTGAATGTATAAGATGAAGGAACAAAGTAATATTTCTGTCCAGTTGGTGTATTTTTGAATGATGAAGTGTAGCCACCTTCTCCTGTTAAGGATTCATTAGGAAATCTTTGAAGAAGATTTTGAATTGCTTCAAGCGGAGTCATCGTATAATTCAGAAGAGTGACAGGTTCAGGTGTCCCATTGGAGAATGATGACTGAGGTTTGGTATCAACAATTTCACCTACACTCCAGCCTTGATAAGTTGCAATCATTCTTACCAAATCTGAAAGATTATAGATTGGTTCAACTTCATATGCATGAATGAACTCTTGATTGAAATTATACATCTCTTTACGGGAATTTCCAGTTGTCAATTTGAAGGTGAGATTCATCCACATATCAGTTGGCTCTACTGAAATGATTTCCATGTCATATACAGGAGTCCTTGGACCATCAATATATCCATACATCAGAGTACATGGAACCAATCCTGATTGATTTTGTTTGAAAAGTTCCACAACATAATCATACAGATCTGGCATTGAAAGATAATTCAGTTTAATTGTTGCTGAAAATCCTGCCATAGAATCTGTCTTCTTGGTAAGATTTAAGGAAACAAAAGTGTTAGGCGATCTGTCAACGAGATTATATGTTCCAAGTTCTCTATCTCCTACGATAAAGGAAACAAAAGGAGAGAAAACTTGTGGAAGTGATGTTATATTTGCCATTATTTTGTCACTCCATTCTTAACAAGAGATGACATCGTTGGTATCCATAGAATCTTACCGACAAGATTATCTGAGATTGGATTTGAAATGTTATTAACCATTGCAAGAACCCACCAAAGTTTTGAATCATTATAATATTTGTTTGCAATAATGTCAAGTCGTGTCTGTGATGTGATCTGTTCATATTGATCACCATCGGACTCTGTAATCCCAGAAATAACATACGGATCAAGGTAGACTTTTGAACCATCATATTCAATTATTGTCTTTTGATGATTAAGACTGTATCGGCTTGTTGATTGATTAACAAATTGTTCAACGGGATTTATGGGAATCATCGAAGGTTCAACCCCCTATCCATCCATTTGATATATCTTTGCATTCCTGTAATGACTTCTGTAGCTGACCATGCTTGATCAACCACTTCTGTGAAATTGAAAGTAACATTTGCAGAAATGAGATTATTGAATTTTGAAACATTCTGCCATGTGACACTTGTTTCACAATATCCCTTGAGTCGAAGAGTTTCTCCGATTTTAAGATACACCTGAGGAGCTACGACACCAGCAGATGAATACACAGGATAATTCAGAGCTTTGATCTTATTGATAAATGTCTGGAATCGTGCTGATGCTTCTATCTCTGCTTGAAGTGTATGCTCATCATATTCCTGTTGAAGTTTGTCAAGAGCAACATTTGGAGTGACTCCTGTATCAACACTCGATATGATTCTTGCTTTTTGATAAGCAGAAAGATTTGAGAAATAATCATAGTCTATTTGATTCTTAACATCAAGTAGAAGATTATTATAATATCTTTTGAGCAATTGCTGTTCTGTCAATGGTTCTTTTCCTTCACCAAGATACAATCCTTGATAGATCGTATCTCCATCAATTCCTGGCTGAGCATAGTTGACGGCAGTTGAATATGGAGCGATCATGTCTCTATGAAATTGCATTGAGAAGTTGATTGATCTTGCATTACCACTATTGTACATTACAACAGGAGAAGATCTTCCCATTGTAGTTATTGATTCAAATTGAGCGGTTGAGAGTGTTTCTGAATATGAATCAGCAACATATCCAGGAATTTCAATATACCTATTTGGATCATCAACTGGAAGACTGAGATTTACAATCGATGTTACCAATTAAAATCACTCTCCTTTATCTTAATAAATATAACTCTATAGGTATAAACGCTTCACATCTTTATGAAACTCTTAAATTTAAGGTTTAATCTATACAGATCTTAAGAATCTCTAAAAGTCTGTGAAGCTCTCAGAAGCCCTGTATTAAAAGAAAGTGAGTAAGGGTATAATTATACTACCCTGACTCACTTCTTTAATTAGAGGGGCTCTCAGCGTGCGAGAAGAGGTCTTATGACCTCTTTAACCGTTTAAGTGTATGAAAGAATAGAATTTGATCTCTTTCTCACATTAACAACTTTTGTTTCAGTGTTCTCTGATTGTTTTGTTACAGCTGCAAATCCGTTTGTGACAACTTTAATTAATGTTTCAAGCCGATCAACTACATCAGCATTATCAACATAGACTTCAGATGGAACTTCTGGCACATAAGCATTTGCTTCAGCAAGAGCTTTTCTGTATGCTTCAGCTTCAGGTGCTGTGAGAACTCGTTCACCTTGATGAAGAACTGCCTGATAACCATCATACGGAACTGATTCTAAACCATTACGATGAACACCAAGATACTGAGCTTCCCTGTTCATTCTGTTTTCAAAACCAGCAGCGAATTGACCGTAATTGCTTCCTCCACGAATATAAGATCTAACAGCATCCATATATTTTTGATTTGTAAGATCTCCAGAAATCCTTGACATCATGGAAGAAAATCCACCAGAGCCCATCCAGTTTGCATGACCAGCCATGACTGCTTTGAGTTTTGCATTAAGACCTTTTCTATCAAGATATGGAGCAAGAGCAGGTTTTACATAATGTTCATATTCAAAAGCATCCTGTGCACTCTTAAAGGCATTCGGATTTTGATCATAAGCATTTTCCCACAAGGATTTCATCATTGCAAAGTCAAAACCTGTGTATTTACCATTTCCAAGTGTACTTGCAATTGATCTGTATGATGAATTTGTACTGTTTTTCAACCAAGAAATGAAGACACTCGGTGTATCAACACCATTTCCTGGCTGAGATGAAAACTGATAACCACCATATGCATATCCAAGAGGAGATACAGTTGTTCTACGATATCCTTCAATACCAGATGTACCTGATTCGAGGAGACGCATGAAACTGAGATCAACATCATAGTTTCCTTCTCCACCACCAAATAGATACTTTTGGAAGAATTGTTTGATCTTATTTCTGAAGGACTTTCTTGCTCCGCCAACATAATATTTATCGAAGTAAATAGCAGGATCCATAAGACCATTACCTTTAACTGCTTCTTTTGCTCCTGGATGATATGTTTCAAAATGAAGATGAGGTCCGGTTGAATCACCAGTTGAGCCACAAAGACCAACAATATCACCATAATTGACTTGAGTGCCTGTTGGAAGTCCGGGTTCTTTCATATGAAGATATCTAAACCAATCTCCATTATCACCTTGAAGGACAACATAATTTCCGCAACCATTATTGAAACCACTCTCTGTGATAACACCACTCATTATTGCAGGAAGAGGAGTTCCCATTTGGAATCCATAATCTTGTCCATAGTGGAAAGTACCCCATCTCGGACCGAATGGAGAAGTAACTTTTGTTCCCATTGACAAGAATGGATCGTTGACACCACCACTATTAGAATCTTTTTTATCAGTCTCTCCAAATTGAGCTGCTTTCTTAGCATTCTCTTCTTCCTCTTTAAGAATCTTACCAATTTCCTTCATAACATTGGATATTGGTTTTAAGATCTCTTGAAGTTTAGAAGAAACTATTGTTAATTGACCAATCTGCCATGTGTTATCATTAAGTCTTTTGTTCAACTGAGACAGCAACTTGTTGCCCGATTCAGAGAGAATATTTGATGTCTTATCGAGTTCTGCACCAGATTTCATTTCTGTGATTTGAGATGTCAGCAATTCATTATGTAATTCATCTTCCCTGAGAGTATTCTTAGCAAGTTCAATATCTTCTGAAGATCCACCAGAAAATACATCAGAAATCCTTGATGTATATGCCTGATTTTCTTTTGCAGTGAGGACTCTTTCATCCTTATGCAGAAGAGCAAGATAATTATCATATGGAACCTTGTTAAGACCACCAGCATGCGCTGGGCGAAACTCTGCAGATGCTCCTCCAAGATTTTTTGAACCACCAGCATATCCAGAAGCATCAAAAGTCGTAGATGCTTGTTTTATTTTTGGATATTTGTCAGGATTTGTACTCCAAAATTTAGCTTTATCATACCAATCTTGTTCCGAATCTCTGTTCTTAAAAACCCAACCAGCCTGTCCATTGATTGTGCCAAGTCCAACAAGTTTTTCATAATTAACAATACTATCAGACATAGACTTTATTGCAGAAGTCTTACCAACAAATTGACCATTTTGGAAATATGCTCCAATCGTAGGAAGCCAACCATTGTCTATTCCAGGAATCTCTTTTCGTCCAAGCAAAACATCAAGGTATTGCTGTGACTTATCCATCTTAGATTTTGCTTCAGTTGCAGTTGTAATTGATGATGCTCCATATTTCTTTGCTACAACATTAAATTGCTCATCATACTTTCCACTATCATTAAGACGAGTTGTATCGATTCCACCTCTTGCTTTCCAGTAATCAACATCTGCACCAAAATCAGCTTCACCTGTTGTTAGATATTTAATCTCATCTTTTGTAAATCCGCCCTTTTGCAAGTTAGCAACAAGATTTGGATCTGCACCAGCTGATATAAGATCTGCTGCAATGCTACCCCATTTCTTTTTCTTAAAAGCATCTGACTTGATTATCCCCTCATAGAGACCCTCTGTTGCTAATTTAAGTTCTCGATTACGATCATCTTTCAATACAGCAGTAATATTCTTATCGACAGCTTCTGTTTGTGCTTTCGTTGCTTCTGTCAATTTGCCGAGTTCTGTATAATAATCTATCAGAGCACCAGTCTGTCCATCTTCTGAAACAAGTTTTCCAATTGCTTCTTTAAGATCTCCAGAACCATTATTTGTTGCAGTAATCAACGCTTGAAGAGTACCAGTCTCATCACTATTGGCAAGTTCTCTGATTTTAGTATCAAAATCTCCAGAACTTATTGTTCCATTCTGAAGTTGTTCGTCATAGAGTTTCAACTGATCTGCAACAGTACTGGAAACTCCCCCAACATTACTCAAATAATCTGCTGTATTCTTGTAAGTATCAATTTGAACATCATATTGATCTGAGAATTTTTGACTATATGTTGTAAGTTCTTCTCCAAGTTTCTCAGAAGAATCATTGATTTCCTTCAGATGTTTACTGAACAAAATAGCACCAGCACCAACGCCAGCAATTGCTAAACCGATTGGACCAGCTATAGCAGATCCCATGAAAGCACCACCAATGAGGGAAGTAGCACCACCAGCCACTGCAAGACCAGCACCAGCCATTCGACCCTTTTCAGCACCAACAGCAGCTGATGAAGCTGTTGGATCTTTCAAGGTCTTATAAGCTTGATATCCTTCATATCCACCATATGCAATTGCAGCAGTACCAGCAAGTCCATAACCGATTCTACCAACTGTACCAAGACCTTTCTTAGCAACTTCACCTGCTCCAGCACCAGCAGCTCCTTTTCCACCTTTTGCGAAAATTGAAGGAAGTTTAAATTTCTTAGCAAGGAGATCATAAATGTCTGACACTTTTGTAAAAAGAGCACCACCAACAAGACCTGCTTCAATACTATTCGAAATCCATGAAAGACCTTTCGTGCCATATGTGGCATTTTGAATATTATCATAAAAGTTTCGCAAGTTTTGATTATTAAGCAATTCAAAGTCAATACTCTCTTGCCACTTTTCCCATTCCTGTTTGAATCCGCCAAACATCTCATTATTTGCTTTCAAATAATAGAGTTGCTGTTTCCCAGATTCAATTGCAGTGTAATCATCAACACCTTGATTCCGTTGAAGCTTCTGCTCACTTTCATTAAGATCGGCAAATCCAGCATTAAGAGCTTCAGAGATTTGATCAAAACCAGTAACACCAATATTCTTAAGAAGATAGAGATCTTTTGTTGTGATGTCTTCTGCTTTATTGATTCCCATATCACGAAGATATGATCCAAGTGCCTTCTGCTGAGCTTCAACTGCAGCAGCTGTATCAGTTCTTGCCAATTTCTGCAAACCAACGAAACCACCAATGCTTGGATCCATATACTGTGACAAAATCATGTTCTTTTGAATTGTCTCATCAGATAATTCATCAATTGTGCTGAAACCAAGACCAAGCATCTCATCGAATGCTTTTGAAGAATCAACAAATTGATCTTCCAATTTTGCAGTAACACGCATTACATTACTCATGTTTTTGTAGAAATCAGAAGATCCTTTTGATACGATCTTATAATATTTTGTAAATTGATTTCCAACGGAAACAAGACTTGTCGGATCAACCATAAGATTCTTCGTAGCAGATCGTATATCATCAAAGAACTGTTGAGACATTTGACCTGTCTCTTCATAACCACGAATTAATGTTTGATACAATTCACTTGACTGGAAATTGAGATTTGGCATGATTTCATCCATCTCTCTAATCTGAGCTGCTGCAACACTGATCTGCTGAGGAGTGGAAAATCCGATATTAATTGCAGATTCTCTTGCACCGAATGTTCTCTCCCATTGCTCCTCTTTCGTGTACTTACGATAAGGAGCGACACCCTGACGAGTCATCACACGAGCTGCTTCTGCACGAGCTTGACTGACCGATAATCCATAGTTCTTCATCAGGTTATCAACCATATCATCTTGCTTCTCATAAAGATCGTCCATTCGATCAAGCTGAGTTGTACCATATTTTGTTACAACTTTAAGAGCTTCATTCATTCCTGTATTGAATTTTGAAAGAGCAGATGATTTGATTGTATTTGAATTCAACCATTCAATTCCACTGGAAGCAAAATTATTGAGTTTGTTGACAGCAGATTCAATTGACTTCTGTGTCGACTTTGGAAGAATCTGTGATGTGTATTTTCCTGAGACACCATATTTGACTCCAAGATCAACAGCAGCTCCACCTGCAGCAAGAGCTCCCTTCCCAATCCCCCTAAGAAGGCTCTTCAACCAAGAAGTAGAGTCTTTAGCATTATCTTTATCTTTCTTTTCTTTTACTTCTTTAGCATTCTCTTTGACCTGATCCCTGATTTTCTGTGTGCTCTTTGTGAGATCTTGGATTGCATCTCTCATGTCAGAAACACCAGAATCAACGAGATCCTTCATGGTATTGTAATATTCTGTATTATCCTTATTAATGATATCTGCAAGAATTTGATTTGATTCATCAAGATAATCACGGAAATTGTCACCATGACCATCTCCCCAGAATTCGGATTGAGCCTTACCAATCATGGTCAAGAGACCATTTGTCACATCTATCTTAGCAGCCATTGCTGTATAGAAGGATTTGGTCTCTGTTCTCATGAATGCATAGATATTTGAAATAGACTTTGGAAGGGAAGATAGATTCACATCAGAAGTGTACATCGGTAATGCTTCAGAAGATCCCAACACATTCTTTCCACGAGCCATAGAATTTTCTCTTGCGGAGCTCTTAAGTTGACTATATGCTTTTGCATATTGATCGTTTAACATTTCAAGTTGATCAAGGACTGCCAACTTCTATCTACCTCCTTCGTCGAGAGTGACTTCGATGTGAATTCAACTGATTCTTAATTTTGTTTTGAACAGAAGCTGCTTCTCTCTGTGACTGAGCTTCATTGAATGCTTTCTCCTGAGCTTCCCTTTCCTCATTCTTAACTTCCAAGAGTCGAGTATGATTCCAGTTTAGCTCAGAAGATGACATTCGTATTGTATCAGACCAAGAGAAATGACCATAGTATACAAGGTCAAATTGTTTCATCTTAATCTGTCGTAATCTGGCTGATCTATATTCAATACCCTGCTCAGTCTTTGAACTCGGCACGAAAGAAATCTGCTGTCATAGGCAACCTCAGTGTGATTTCCTGTCCGCATTTCGGGCATTCTACTGTAATCATTGTATCATAACCAACATCAACTTTATTGATTTCTCTCTTAAGATAAGAAATATCATAACCAGAAAGATCCGAAACAATCTGGTATGCTTCATCAAAAAATACATCTTCTCCGTCAATCTTAGAGATGCTTGAAACGAGACCAGCAACATAACGAACCTTATCTTCATTAAGATTGAACTTCATTACTTTTCTCTTGATCTCTTTTTCGATATTATTAAGATCTGCACCTGTAGGAATTCTGAGAGTGATCTTTCTCTTAGATCTTGGAAGTTCAATCTCTCTTTCTGCTTCAAAAGCGGGATCAAGCTCATTAACAGTAAGATCATTGAGATCAAAGTCATACTGGAAATTTCCACAACGACTACAATTGATCTCAAGAGGATAATTTGTACCATATGTCAACATTCTTGCTCTAACAAGAAGAAAATGTTTATCAGGGATAATGAGCTGATCAACATCAAAATCTTCTTCAATAACAGAATTAAGAATTTCGGTTATTGCCTTATCGCTGCTGCTACCATAAAGGCAAGCTTCTTCATCTGCCAACATTTCTTTAACTGTCACTTCTGTAGGAATATTCTTTCCATAAAGAACACCATTCGAGGGAAGTTTTACTTTTTCAGATAATCTCATAATTCATTTCTCCTTTTATCTTTATAGATTTATTTGTTTTCATGTGTCTTTGAAATATGTTCAATATTAAGACAGGAGAGGAGTGACCCTCTCCCATCAAATTTTATTGTGATTAATTACAGACTTTCATCATCGAGTGAGAAGTCAGCGCCATTAAGACTGAGAGGACCAGAATTGGACTTATAGTCTGCAGTACCTGTTTTTGTCGGAGAGTATTTTGCATATTTATATTGTTCTTTCCATTTCATATTCTTACCAGAAACATCAGCTGCTTTCTGTGCAGCATCCTGTCCTCTGCCAGTTTCTGAATCAAACTTCTTATATGCGAGGTCATAGCTCAATGAAACAGTGATTTGCTTAAGAGAGCTGTCACCCTTCGACAGAGAATCACCATATGCAATTGATGTCGGGAACAATCCGCGGAGAACCCAAGAAGATAAGCAAGAACCATCTGGAGCATATTCAATAACAGTACCATCAGTCTTGTAGTTATAAGCCCAACCCTGTTGACCTGTCTCTGGATTCGTAACCATCATCTGCCAGTTATAAAGGATGCCTTCAATATCCGCACCAATATAGTCAATACAGGTTATTGAATCAGCACCACCAAACTGAGTTCTACCAGCAATATGGATCGTTGTATTACCATATGGAATATCGAGAGTTTCTGTAGAGATCGTCGGAAGACTGAAACTTGTAGTTGCCAGATTGATATACTTCCGTGTCAATGCTTTTCCATTAGAATCTGGTATACCTTCATTGCCAACAATGTAATCATTCAATTTAAGATTCAATTCAAAATGGTTTGCCATTTGTGGCTGATACAGAGTACTCTTATGAACACCCTCAATAATAGGATTAAGAGCATAAGTTCTTTTGATTGCCATAAATTATCTTCCTCCTTTCAAAGATTAAAGTGTATCACTATAGTTCTTGATTACAAGATCGATATCTATATATTCAGCAACCTTCGTTGGCTTAATTTGAACAATTCCAGGAAGACGATTATTCTCAACATCTTGAGGAGTAACAGTTTCCCAGTCCATCTTAACTGTGTATTCATAAAGACCACGCTGTGTCTTTATTTGAGTTAAGAAATTTGCAACATCGTAACTCCAATTAGAAAATGTCACATCATCAATCGGAGCAAACATATATCCGACAGAAATCTGTTCAATATTCTGCTTGATATAGTTTACAAGCTGACGAACATTCAAACGATCAAGCGCAGATGTTCCATACTGCATTGTCTTCTGACCAAGAGATGTATATCCGAGACCCTTATAGTTACAAACAGGATTGATACCATTGTCATATAAGAGATCACGGTCAGCAACTGTCCACTGAGAATCAAGACTATCAAGATAAGTGAGCAGGAACCTTGAAGCGCCAGCAGGAGCAGTCCATACAGGAGAATTCGAATATTCAGCTGCAAGTGCAGGAAGAATATAAGCTGATGCAGGAGCAGAAACTTTGGCATTGTTACTATATGTATCTATCACATAGCCTTGAGGAGAACCCCAAACAGCAACTCTGCTTGAATTGATCGTAGCAATCGGGAATGCATCAACAATACCCTGAGCAGTAAGACCTGGAGTATGATCAAGCTGAACCACACAATCTTTTCTTGTTTCTCCAATATCAATCATTGTCTTCTGTACATTTGTTGCAGATTCTGTAATTGTGGAGTACAGAGGAGCAGACAAATAGAAAAGCGAGTTTGCTTCAGGGTCAGCAAAGCAAGCGTTCAATGTATTGATCACAGAAGCAGCATTGTTCTTAAGAGTCGAATCCACACCATTTGTTACAGAACTCCAATTTGTGAAATCCTTATCAGTTGCACCAGTAAACTGTGTAAAATCAACTGTCCCAGTCATAGTCATTTTGAAATAAGTATTATTCCACTTTTCAAAATAATTTGACGAATTGGGATCCCACGAAAGAGTCACAGCAGGAACTATTGCACTGATGAGATCTCCTGCAGCATTGTAAATATCAACAGTGAGAACGAATGTCTTAAGACCCTGAACAACATTCTTAATATTGATCTTAGCAGAAGCAGCACCTGATACAATTGTACCAGCATAATTCGCTTCAAGGTCAAGTGTATTCTCTGTTGCGGTATAGAGATTTGCTGTCAACTTTGAATCTGCTTCTGTACCAGTGAAAAATCTACCATAAAGAACACTTCCACCAGCTCGGAGAACCCTAACAGCAGTAAGACCAGCAATATCAATCGGTGTACCAAATATTGCTTCAAATTGACGAACGCTTGTAAGAGGTGTTGCTACATTGACTGGACCGAACTGAGCAGCACCAACAATACCAATCGGATTCGTTACAGCATTCGCAAGTGGAGTATATTGGCTTTGATCCACTTCATTAAGACGAGCATAAGGACTTGCCATATCAATATCAACCTCCTATTAATTATTTTGATCTTTTATTGGATTTCTTTGTTACAGAAATCTCATCAGAAACAACACCAGTTTCAACTGTTGCAGATTCTGACTTTTCATCCTTTTGAGAATCATTGATTACCTGAACAGATATTGCACGAATATCTCTCAGTTTTCTCATTGATTCTGTATATGAATATGATTTGACTTTCTCAGCTGGTGCAAGATATTGATCTTGGAGAACTCCGTGAGAATCAACGATTTGAACAGCCAAGTAAGTCTGTCGATTTGACTTTACAAGATACAACATGCTTAATCACCACCGTTTATTTGGATTTGTGAATCAAGGGTATTGTCAACAAAAAGATCTGCAGAAATGAATCTACACTCTTTAACATCCTTATAGAAGAACAAGCGAGCTTCAGGAATTCTAAACGGAATCGACACTCTATAAAGATCACCAGTTGAATCAAACTGAGAAATCTCTGTAAGATCGTTAGAAGCTGCTAACTCGATTGCAAACGCAATTTGATGTTCTTCGTATGTAATTGAAATGTTAGGGTAGAGAGTCAAGGCATACATTAACTCTGTGAAAAGATCATCACGATCTATATCCGAGGATGCCCAGATATCTAACTGATAATCCAATGGCATCTTCATTGAATAGATTTGACGAATCTCCCCTTCAGTAAGTCGTCTCTTACGAAGTGATGGAGTATTCATGTGTGATCTTGCACTTCCAATATCAAAGTCAAGATTCGGAAGACGAAAGAATGATAGAGCAGGAAGCTCTACTTGTTGATTTCCATTTGATTCAAGATATCTTTCATAGAAAGTATCTACTGGAGCATAAACTACTCTGGGAAACAACTTTTTGAGTTTATTCTCAATTGCCTTATCATAAAGATACATCATAAGAAACTATAACCTCGCTCTCTCCAGATCTTATTTGTTAAACGATCTCCTATATACTTCTTTGGATGCATAAGATATAGCAACCAATATCGACGGATATATCTACGAATATGACGAGTAACAGGTCCAAATAATGGACGAGCTGGCATATGCTTTGTACCGAACTCAAGGCATTGAGCAACATAAAGAACTTTCACATTTGTTCCAGGATAGCAAACAAACGGACGAAATCCAACAATATAATCACTTCCTTGACGATACGCTGAGATGTTATTAAGAAGAAATCCAGTTGACTCCCAAATATTCGGAGAGAGACCATGATCCTTCTTAAATTGAAGATACTTTGAATCAAGTGGAGTCCAATACCCTTTATATCGTTGATCTCGTATTGAATCTTTAAGCATTCGTCTCATAATAAACGCAATATATCGTGCAAAACCACTAAGAAGTTTCTCCTTCTCATCATCAGTCAGTTTTGCAAGCCAAGGATAATTGATGACATCTTCAATGAAACCTCTTGGAGAGTATGAATACTGATCTCCTGTTTTGTTATTGTTTAAAGCATTAACTCTGATTTCTATATGATTAATCATCAATTATCCCTCACTTGAAAGATTCTTACGAAAGAGTTACATTAAGTGTCACTTTCTTATTCTTTGTGTCCTTAATATCAACTGTGTAAGCACCAGCTGTTGCCGTTCCTGTCGTTGTCAGCGTAAGAGTTGTTCCTGTAACAGATGCTGTCAATTTATCAGAGTCGGAACTTGTTGCTGTGTATGGAGCAACACCACCAGAAATCGTTGCTGTTCCTGTTGTACCTTTCGTATGCGCAAAAGTCAGTGTTGTAGGATCAACCGTAAGTGCAGAAACGGGAGCAATGTTCTTAACAATTTCGTCGATAATCTTCTGCTGAGCATCTGTACCAGACACTTCAAAGCCAACAAAGAATCTGTTTGACTCTTCTGCTGTAACAACATATCCTGTGAAGCCAACCTGAGCATAGGGGATCTGTGCAGTCTTAATTACTTTAATTGTAGCAGTTGTTGTAGCACTTCCTGCATAAGCTTCAAATGTTGCATTTGTACCAACAACCGAATATCCAACTACAGGAGCATCAAATTTAGCAATTTCAGTAGCAGGAATTGTCAGAGTATATGCACCAGTCGTATAGTTGATTGTACCAACAACCGATCCATCAATCTCTCTGAGAGATCCATGACCATCATCTGCAATGAATGCATATTTGCTGTTTCCTGTCCTCATAAGAACAGAGCCAGCAACTATATTTGCAGCAAGTGTCCCAGTAGCAGCCAAAGTATATTTGAACTGTGCTTTATGGCAAGCAGTTGCAGTAAAGTAATCCTGGATCTCCTTAGCAGTTGGAGCTTCTATGATATAACCATGAATATCAGAATCCCAGAATCTTTCAACCTTACCATTAAAAACATCCTGCAGAGTGTACGCCCATGCTTTAAGAGGAGAAAGATATATGGGTTTGAGTTCCTGGAAGTTGATAAATCTATCAGGTCTTATCCACTGTCCATACATAAATCAAATCATCCTTTCTATTTGTTTATTTGATTTCTTACTTGATCTCTAATATTCAACCTCTGTTGTTGGCTCTCTTGGAGTCATTGTCAGATATTTGAATTGACCCTTCTTATTCAGCTGAGCAAGATTTGGATCATTGTCAGGTGAAGGATCAACTGTAACCTGTTGACGATATGGAGCAAGCTTGAGAAAGTAGAAAACAGGATTGAACATGTTTGAAGAAACATCTGTAACAATAAAAACTTTATCTGGCTTTTCATAATCATAGTCAAGAGTCACTTTTGTGTACCGATTGATGAACAATTCGTAATATTCTGTTGGCTTGATACCATCGTCATATTTAACAGAAAAATATCTGGGAATTGTTGCTAACATCGGTTTTGTTGTACCCTCGTCTGATTCAATATTCCAACCAAGTTGTTTCAGAAGTTTCGGTTGTGGAGGATCTTGTATGAGAAGATATGTATCAAGTGGTTGAGGATCATAAGAGACCTCATGTTGATATCCAATGTCAGGGATATCAAAAGTTGCTAACTCCAATCTTGCAGGAGTACCACTCATCACATAACTTTCCTCTAAAAGAATTGACTGAGTAACCATATCATTCAATTGAGGAAGAATGGATTTTCTAACACTACTCATAAACAAAATTCCTCCTTACTGATCAAGGATTTTATGAGGATTAGATCTAATGATTGAAACTATCCCAGTGAGAGCTTTCTCTTTCCAAGAAGACGGAGATGTCAGTACTCTTAAAATATGTTTACAAGCACCACCTTGATTTCTTGGATTACGGATTTCTGCAGGAATGTCTTGTGGAGTACCCATTTTATATCCCCTCATAGTTGCTACATAGGCAAATCGGTACTCCCAATCACCACAATCACAATCAACCTCAATATCACCATTCTTCAAAAGTGAGTCAAGTACAAGACCAGCCAACTTTCTAAAAGTTGATGATCTTCCAGCACCACCTTCAGAAGCAATTTTTGAGTACTGGCTCTTATACAGAGAACGAAGCCTTGAAAGAAAGTTAAGAAGTCGAAGAGAGACTTGATGACCATGAACTTCAAAATAGAGGGTCAAATCTTTTTGACCGAAGTTAAGAATTTCAGCAACACCAATACGATCAATTGATACATCTCCGACAGTCAAACGACGAGAGTATCTGCTCAATGGAGTTTTTTCTTTTGATCTTTTGACTATCGTTGAACTCCTAACTTCATTAAGAATAATCATTGCAAGTTCTCCAATCTTAATTATTACAGTCCATGTTCTCCAGAAACAAGAGATTTTATCTTTGACTCTGGCTTACTGCTATCAATCGCTGGGAGAAGTTTTGATTGAGCAAATTTCTCAGCATCTTTGAAAGAATCAAAATATGAAAAGGCAGCAACTGCTTTTCCATCTCCATCATAAACTTCTATTCCAGGACCATCCATGAACACATGACTAATGACAACAAGCCATCTGCTTGAACCAACAGCAACCTTATCAGTTCCATTCAAGTCATAAATTCTCTTTTCGTCACTTGTAGGAGTTCTTAAATTAGCAGCTTCATTCATTCTACGGTAAGACCTTCTACTCTCAGATCTGCGAGAACGGGAAATACCAATATCTTTTCCCTTACCCTTAAGAAGAACTCTGTCAATTAACTCACCAAGAAGAATTCCTGTGGCGAATGGGCTCTTTGTAAAAAATTTCTTTCCGAGCTCTGACATCGTAGAGGTACTCATGGATCTTGGAATCTCTGTGATTCCTTCCTCTTCCTCTTCAGGCATGTACTTTTGCTTTCTGAGATATGCAAGAAGATCATCTGCATCTTCTGTCAACCTTTTATTCTTTGACACATCACGCAACCACATAACAAACTTGTCAGGATCATCAATGACAAAAGAAGCATCAGAAGATTCTCTAAGAGACTGTCTTCGTCTAACAGATTCTTTAAGAGGAAGCTTTACTGAAGAGTTAGACTCAAGATCACGATCAATCAACAACTCATATTTCACACCAGCTTCTTCTGCAAAATAATGAAGATAATTGCCAGTGTTTTCATAAGTCAATTGATGAATTGCATCACTCTTAACATCTCTGAGTATGACTGATCCATCTCCGTAAATGAGTTCAACTGTGAAATCACGATAGAATTCTTTGCCAGCAAGATCAGTGATTTTAACATTCACTGTTTGACCAATAAGCAAATTTCCGGGATTATAACCAGCAGACTCATTGAGAGATCTTACCAATCTACTCAGCGGATCTTTGTATAACATTTACATCTCTCCTCTCTTTAGATTCATGATATGATAAAATTTAAGCATCATTTTTAATCCAGTTCAACAGAGCCTTCACCTTCGATAACAACACTTACAGCATCAACATCTGTGATACCATTAATGTCTGCATATCCTCTTGCAGAGTCAGCTGTCGGGAAGAGATGAATTCTTTCTTCAGATTTCTCCTCAGAGCCACTTACAAGATTACCATCATTTCCGATGAATTTAGGATCAGTTGTTTCTTTCGAAGAGATGATAACAAGTGCATAATAGTCACCCTTACCAACCTTCACAGATTCATCAACGATTTCCTTATCTTCAACTTCGATGGTCTCATCATCTTCATCAAGTTCTCTGTCTTTGATGTCTATATCAACAGATTCCTTGCGAAGTTTTCTTCTCTCATTGGTGCGACGACGCTCAGAGAGTTTCGGAATATCAAGTTTGATTTCTTCCTTCTCTTCATCTTCAACTTCATCCTCATCAAGGATTTTCTTGTCTGTATCAAGAGAAGTTGTATCACACTCAAATCTACGACGAGATTTACGAACTTTCTTTCTGAGAGATTCACTGAGAGCAACAGCCGTTTCTTTTGCATCTTCAACATCTTCAGGATTAATGAGGACTGTGAGATCTGCAAGAGTGGAATCACCTTCAGGTTTGCTTGGACCAACAATAGCTACAGGAGCATCAACTATGTCAGCCACTGTATCTGCAACATTCTCGAGAGGAACTTCAATAGCGGGATCATCCTGAACACGAACCTGAACAGTCGCTGAATCTTCGGTTTCACCAGATTCAACTGTATTTGTTACAGTCTGAAGACCGACATCATTAAGAGCAGTTGTTACAACTGCACCAATTTCCTCAGGAGTAGCATCTGCAATAGTAGCTGCACCGATCTCCTGATCTGCTTCAGCTTCCTCGATTTTGAGTTTAACATCGTCTGCTCTATTTGCAATCTCCTGATCAATTGCTTCGTTCATCTTCTTAAAGTTGAAATGAACTCCCTGTCTCTCCATGAGACGAAGAGCTGCAACTTTGATGGCTCTCATTTCGTTAAGAGTGATTGCCTTCATACGAGCAGTTCTTACAGCTTCAAGTCTCTTCGAAAGAGCCTTTCTGCGAGCAGTAGGAGTGGACATTCTTGCAGATTCACTGAGTTTGAAGTTTGCCTTCTGTACGGAATTGATTCTTCTTACAACAGAATACATTCTTCCAGTTCTCTTGGATTCAAGAACGAGGTTGAGTCTGCCATTGCGAGTAAGCTTAGAAAATTTACCAAAAGACTCATTGAACTTCTTTGTTTCTCCATCAGAGAGACAATCAAGTGCTTCTTCAACCTTGACTTCAATATCAGCTGGAAGATCTTCATCTTCTTCATTAAGAATGATATCAGTTGCATCAGGATCAATTGTTACATCATCATCCATGATAGCAGTTTCCTGATTATAGGGATCTTTCATATCTCCATCTGCTTCAAATCTACGAGATCTTTTCTTAAGACGACGAGACTCCTTGAGGGAGAACTCCATACCACAAACAGGGCATGCAACGGGCGCACCTTTATATGTGCATTTGCAAGAAGGGCACTGTTTGATTTCTGCAGGAGTATCGACACCAATCGTTGGTTCGATTTCCGTCGGCATTTCCATGATCGACTCATTGATACGATTCAATGTTCTCTTCATAGGGTCATTATAAAACGACATATAGATTTCCTCCTAATTTAGAAAATATTTTATTAAAGATCTATCCTTATTAGGATAGATCACTTAATCAGTTATATAGGTCGTACGGCTTATTCGTTTCAACTCATCTCTTGCTCTTTGTAACAGACTCTCTGAATCTGTACGATAATTTTCAAAATTGATCCTTGATGGAGCATTCGAAACATCATATTTACCAACAACACGAGAAAGAACGATAAGAGCCTGTCCAAGAGCCAAATCCTCTGCACATCTTTGATATCTCTCATCAATAATTTGTGATACATCTGAGAGATATGGAATGTACTCGAGAGTCACTGTATTTGCAGCAGGATATCCTGGATCTATGAATAGCATCTTGCTGTCACGATTGAATTGAAAATTCAAAGAAGGAGCAAGACTCCCCATAGTTCGTTGAGCAAGAACTTGTGCAAGCTTCGTATAAAATGATTGATTATATTGTTGAGCATATGCACTCATTACATGATGTATATCATGATTCGTCAATCTACTATAATAGACAGTTGACATTGATAGACCATATCCACCAACAACTCCTGTTCCATATGGGTATGAAAATGGATCATCGACAGTAGATGTACTTCCTGTCATAGATAGATTATTCGGGATTTTGATAACATCTGTAACCTCAAAAACATTCTCCTGTGAAAGATCAACAGTGGTACGACCATTAAGATCAAGAGTGAGATAATAGTATGATGTGAACCATGGCTGAACTTCCTTAAGAGCAAATTTGACACAATCTTCCAATTGTGCCTGAGTCAACTCAACATTCCGAGTTGGATATCCTAACTGTCTTTTGATCCATTCACCTAACTCAAGATTCGTCAAATTATCTCACCTCCATTTCTTAGAATATTCAAATTCATTTCATCATACTAACAACTTCATCTCTCTTTTCTGAGATGATCTTAGCAATAATCTTTTCTGCAGATTTAACTCTTGGAGAAATTTCAACATTGAGATCTTCCGCAAACTTCTTAAGAGCATTGATATCCTCACAGGAAGCATCAATGAATTCAGAGAGTTCTTCATCGCTGATCTCATTGGCTTGAGCAGTCTCTTCAGGAATTTCTTCACTAACAGATTCTTCATCAGCTACAGGAGTTTCTTCTACAAAATCATTAATTGTGTCTTCCTCATAAAGGGGAGCTTCTTCTTCGTTAATATCTACTGATTGAGCAGGAATTTCTTCATTGATTGGTTCCTGAATCTGAGAGATCGTCATCTCTTCGACATCCGCACAGGAATCATCTACAAGAAGAATTCTCAGTCTTTTTAACGATCTATAATATGCAAGAGTTGCTTCTGACAAAACATCAGTATCTGGATCAAATATATAATCATGATCAGCTGTAAGTTTGACTTCTGACCATCTTTTAGGATTCTTTCTAAGAATCTTCGTAGAAATATGCGAATTACCAAGATATCTTAATCTAAACAAAATCATATCAATCCTTTCAGAGAGATCACTAAGAGATCCATGGAAAGCTTCTTGTGTGAATGTAATATTATATTTTGGAGGTAGCAAACAATGTATTAACAAATATATTCAAAGGAGAGAATTACACATGAAAACAAAGCAAAACCTTTTTCGGAGAGGTAAATGATCACACATAAGAACTCTCTTCCATGAATCTCAAAGAATCTCTAATCAAAAATTAGGAATGTGTAATAGTATTGGTTGCATAGAAGTCTGACGCTGTCATCTTCTTTGCATAGCTGGTCGAATAACCTTGACGACCTGTGAAGGTTTCGTCCATAAGAAGTTGTGTACTCATTCGTTATTGTTACTCTGAATTAGCATTTCGAATTCTTTCAAGCTGACGAGTTTTCCCAAATCTCGTTCAGTGACATATTTATATCGTGTACCAGTTTCTAAAACTGCAAGCATCTTATCTCTTAGAACTTGATAACGATCTATTGCCCAAGAAGCTTTGACTTCTAATACAATATTATAATCTGGAAGATAGAAATCTGCATAATATTTTCTATCCCTGTCTGAATAAGAGTCATGATACTCATACATCTTTTCGTATTCATACATGATCTTATTTTCATCAAGAAATTTAGCAACATAGACTTCGTAAGAACTTTTAAGAGTTGCTATCTTTCCATACCAAGTTTCATGCTTGATCCATTTCTTCCCGAAACCATTAAGAACTTGTCTTTCAAGCTCCCCAGATTTGTGTCTTTCTTTCATTCGTTCAGATTGCTTCTTACAATATTCTTCATCTTTCCACAATCGTTTCAAAGTCTTCTTCATTGTTTCAGATTGAACAGGTCTCTTACTGCCAGAATTAATTTTACTGAAAAATTCTGAACAGTATTCTGATCTCTTTTTACGATATTCAGGATCCGCCCAATTCTTTGTCAAGCCTTTTCTACAAAAATCAGCTCGCATCTTAGAATACTTTTCTGTGAAAAGTTTCTTTCCTGGAAACTTGACTAAGAACTCTTCAGTTAAGATCTTATGTTTATTTATCAAATGTTGAGTCAAACTTTGAAATTCACGATTATCATTACAAATCGGACAAGTCACATAGTCAACTCCATAAACACCAACTGGTTCTGGATAGATATACGGAAATCTCTCAAAATACTCTTTCTTACGGATCTTGTGTCGTCGTAAATGTGTAACAAAATCTCTCCAGTTCTTAAAAGTAGATCTGTCACACAGTTGACACTGATATTTTAACACTACATTCACCTCCTTCAATGTGAGGATGTTGGGAAATAAGAATTCACTAATTCAATCTATGTCTTTCGACTACTGACAACTCTAACAGTACCAATTAAGTATTGGATAGACCAGACTATATCATATGATTATCAGCACTTCGAATTAAACGGACTTACGCTCTCCAAGACTGCCGTACCATTTGGCTCTACTTAATAGTCGTTGCTCCTTTCACTCTGACAAAAGAGTGACTTGGATCAGGATTGTCCATTGTAACATCTCAACCCTTGTTACCATACATGATTGATTAGATCATCCAGTCACACATCACTGTATGACTTTGGTAGATTGAGCTTTAGGAGTTTCCCTGAGTTCACTGAGGGATTCTTAATTCATTGTGAATTAAGCTACTTGTTTTTCAATAGGAAGATAGGGAGCCCAAATATAGCCAGCTTCAAACAAACTGTCACCTTTATAACCAACTACCCATGCATCAGCTGCAACAGCAGTAGACTTATACACAGGAAGATTACCAAGATAACCAGCAAGATGAGATCCCTTCGGATTCACTACACCCAAAGATTTGAATCTCGGAATAGCTTCAACAATGTTAGCAGCATCCTGACCAACGATGATCCACGATGCATTACCAACCTGAGTAGCATTCCAGATGTTATTCGATGCAACTGCAACAGCTGCTGGGAAACCAGCATAGTGATCAACAAGTGATACACCATCAGGAACTGTAGCATCAAACGAAGTCCCGGGAGCTGTGCCCTTGGTGCTAAGATCTATAATTATCTCATCATCGATTTCTCTCTTAAGCTGTGCAGAACTCATCGAAAGGATTTCTGCAGAAAGAGAAATACCAAAATCATTCGAGAGGTCAGCATCACTATCAAAGCTGAAGAGAGTTTTGAGTTTTCTGGATTTTGCATAGACAGGAGTCTCAACTATCTTAACCTGAATCTCAGGAGCCTGAATCGGGAGAGTATCAACATTGTCATATTCATAGTTTGCAGTGAATCCAGCAGCAGGAGCAGCAGTGAATGTGATCTTACCAGTTGCATAATCAATACTACCAGAAGCAGCACCTGCTGTAGATACGATACCACCAATGGAATCATCACGATATGTGAGAGTACCATCACCCGACAAGATTTCAACAGTTCCAGGAATTACAGGAGTCCAGGAGAGATTGAAATTCGTAGTCGCAGCATCAGTACCAAGAAGTTCACCCTCAACACTGCCACTGGAATATGTAGCATCTGCAGGATGATCACCAAGCGAATACTGACCAAACATTGTATCACCCTTCTTGATACCACCCTTATTGCTACCATAGATAGCACGAATGTATCTGATAGAACCAGCTCTTGACAGCATCGGCTGAGAAGAAACAAGTTCAGGGGCAATCAGGTTCGGATATACTGCAATCAAGTTGTTGAACGCAAACTGTTTGAAGTAAGAAACATCAGCTGTAGTCGTACCTTCATTGAGGACACCACTGAACATTGCATTTCTTGTAGCACAGTTTCTAATGTGTCTTTCAGTATTTTCAAGAAGAATAGCAGTACCAAGAACTTTATCCGGATTTGCTTTTCCATTAAAAGCTTCATTGATGATCGAAACTTCCTTGTTCCATTTGTTAAGAAGTGCATTTGCAGAAGTGCCTATACCAAATTTAGCAGAAGCACCATTATAAGATTCAGCAAGAGTTCTTGCCATAATTATCAATCCTTTCTTTATTTATCCTTTTGAATGAATGAATAAAGAACACCCTGATCAAAGATTGCATGCTATGATTATCTACCCAAAATATTCATAAAATTCATTCAACTTGATAAATTGATTCAATTTGAACAAAATCCTTGAAAAGGGAGTTCTCATCAACATACAAAAGAAATCTTCATAATTTCATTTTAGATGTTATTTTTAATGAGACTTAGAAGATCTACACTGTCACCAGAAGACTGATGATCAGCACTTTCATTCAACCTCTTTACACGAGTTACAGCAACAGGTGAAGAGGACTCTTTGAGAGAGTCTTGATAATTATCTGTATCAATTACAGAACTTGAAGATGAATATGCAGATTCCAATTCAGAATCAATATCATCAAAAGTACATTCAGAAAGATTTCTAAATCTACGACGGATGACTGATTCATTAAGACCAAGCATAGAACATCTTAATTTAAGATATTTACGGGAATCTGTGATCCTCTGCTGTTTCATCTCAGAAATTTGATCATTAAGATCATTTATCTGAATTTTAAGATCATCATTATCTTTATCTGAATCGGATAATTTCTGCTCGAGGTCATTGAGATCTTTAGCAGAAGATAATGACTTCTGTACTGAAGCAACAAGATCAGCAGAAAGCTGTGATTGTACAGAATTGAGATTATCAAGTTGAGTGGATATCTTAGAGAGTTGATTCTTAAGACCTGTATTGAGTGAACCAAGTTGAGATATTGGTTTAACAAGAGAAGCATAGACTTCATCAACTCGATCGAGTATTTCGTCCTTAGAACCATCATCAAGAGATTGAGTATCAGTATTCATCTTGACAGCTTCTGTAAGAACATTGATCTCTTTTTCTAATTTATTATAAGGATCAATGAAAGTATCATTAGATCCATTATTGTTACACATATCACTCTGAATTCTTTCAGTATTTGAATTCAGAAGAGTTTCACTGAGAGCTTGAATATCACTCTTTAACTTACAAATCGTTGCTTCGTAAGCAGCTCGCTCTCCTGCAGAGATGGAAGGAGGACAACAATCATCAACAGGAAATTCACCCATGTACTCATTGATCTTCTTTCTAACAGACTCCTTATCTTGAATTTCTGTAGATTCAACCAATGACTTGATCCATGTAAGTGATTTTTTATCAGATTTTGCTGATTCAACAAGACGAAGCATACGAGAATTGGAATCAACAGACTCTGTACGATGAACTCGAGCCTTTATATTCGAAGGACGATGAACAATATCCCAAGCATAGAATTGATATGTCTTAGGATCAACCTGAGGTTTACCATCTATATTGATAACATCTCCTGCACCACGAGAAGAAACACCAAGAGTTGAACCATACTTTACAAAAGTAAAGATAATACGACCAGCAGGAGTATCAAGTACATCTATCTTTCCAATGACATGTTGAGCTTGTCGATCTATTCTAACATCTCTTACACAATGAGAAACATAGTCATAATGAACATCAACACGATCTTCAACTTCCATAGGATGATCAGATTCACCAAAAAGAGTCTTTGTTTTAACAAGCTCTTGGAAATCAGGGGAATTAATTACACCATCCCAGAGTTCTTCAGAATACCAATAACCATTTCTATTTTGACGACCATAATCTGAAAGAATCCCTTCTAATGTACAAAGAACAACAGAAGGATCATAATCTCCAGACGGAACTTCATTGAGCTGATCAACTACTGTAAGATTGTTTGACCAAACATCATTGAGATCTTCAATTTTTGGAACTGTAGCAACATCTGACATTATTCTTCACCTCTTTGTTCTTTGAATTTATCTAACCGATAATTTGAGACGATATCCTTGACAAGATCACGGTTGATCTTACCATAGACAGGATAATTCAAAAGTTCTGACAAGAGTTTTGAATACCCAAAAAGATCAAGATTCATTGTATCATTGATACCCTTGCGAATGAGCAACTGCGTTACCAATGAACTCATCGCTTTGAGTAATTCTATATCTGATAGGGACTCAATATTTGACATAATTGTCTTGAGAGTTCTCCAGATTGGTTTACACTTGATAACATTATACCAATTCTTCATTTCCTCATAGCAGCTTGTAGAAATGATTTCTGACATTAATTGATCATCTGTGATTGATCCACACAAATATCTATCATATACATCTCTCAGAGAAGAATCATTTGGAGATTTTCCCATGAGATCTACAAGCAATAAGATATTATTTTGACGAATATTATCAGTCATCATAAATCTCCTTCCATAACATTTAGCTTTCTCTATCAATCACCAGTCATCATCTTAACAACATCAGATGGACTGGTATAATTAACATCATATCCACGCTCTGTTGAACGATCTCTATCATCTTCCATTGATTTAATGATATCATCTGCAGGAACCTCATCATCTTTCAACTGACGAAGAGTTGTATTTGCTTCTTCCATAGCGATTTGAGATTCCTTATCAGCAATTTCAGCAGATTCATCAATAAGATCATTTATCTTACTGAGAAGAACCTTATTTGGAATATACTCATTGAGAAGAATCTTTGTGAGTTTCGCTGTATTTACTCCAGGAGAGTTCTTTGCAATGATATCAGTCATTTGATCAATTGATTCAAGACGAGAAATCAATTCCTGAAGAGAAGCCAGATCTTCAGCGATACTTGGTACAGCCATCTTTAATCGGAATTTACCAATTTCAGAATCTCTTCCCTTGAGATGTAACCAGAGATTAAGAAGATCGGTAATACCATCAAGGATGGCAACAATCAATTTCTTTACATACATTGCAAATCGAATATCCTGTTGGATCATTGTAGATCCTTCTCCGCTGAGACCTCCTGGAATATTCTCTTCAAAAGCAAGCATTGACGGAGTAATATGAAGACCAGAAAATTTCAATTTATTGAAATAATCTATATCCGCAATATTTGATACTTCGAATTCTCCACCACTTGTTTCAATTGAAATAGCACCTTTACCATTATTGACTGAATTAAATACAGGATCCATAAAAGGACGAGGTTGATTATAAGACTTCGCAGATTGTTGACCCTCTTTTGTATTCATTGCCATTCGGCTGTCAAACAATCTCTTAACCTTATCAACCATCTTCTTGGCATCAATCTCATTTGAGTCACCAACTTCAACATTGTAAATCTTCGTATATTCAGATTTAGCAATTCGAGCTGCTAAGAGAGAATCCTCAAGAGCTTTAAGAACACGATAGATAAGACGAACTCCTTCTATCATTGATTCTCCTCTCTTAATCTGATATTTAAGAGTTAGAGGATCTCCATTCTCGTCAGTCTGCTGATTATCAATGAGATCAATTGTATCATTCAACTTACCAGATTGAATATAGAAATGAATAAATGCTTCACGGTCATACAATTCATAATCTTGTGTCTTCTGAATTTGAAGATCTGATTCTGTGAAAGCAAACCATTTTGGCTCACCCGTGAGATACAGATCAAGGACACAGGAGGGATCATCAATCTCTTCAAGACCAGCAATATCATTACCACTGTGATTGAGAATAACCTTCCAATATTTATTACCATACTTTGCAGTATTGTATGCAACATTCCAAAGACGAGATTCAATATCAAGTCGAGAAAGAACTGCTCTAAGATCTGAAGATAGAGCGGGATTGTCTGATGTAATTTCTATAATAGAATCTGATGAGTTATCCTGCTGAATTGCATTATCTGCATACAAATTCAAGGCAGCACCAATTATTGTATCTTCTGCCATGAGATCGTATTCAGCATATACATAATTTATTGAAGTTGCCAGATTTCTAATCTCACTGATCAATTGCCAGATAGAATAGTCACTGACTTCAACAGTCTTAGCATGACTTGGAGAATTGATTTCTCCAGGATTATTCATTTTTCTCTTAAACAAAGCCATGTAGATTCTCCAATCCATTTAAGCATCTATATAATTTTATACTACTATAAACGGTGTATACATATAGAAAACTCTTAAATTTAACGGTTTATTTTTATTTGTTTTTGTAAATTATTGATTCTATATAACTCCCAATGAGTTCTTCAAAGTCTTCATCAGAGAATTTTGTCTTAAGATAATTCAAAGTCTCAGTTGAAAGTAAACTGATTGACTTTTGATATGCCTGCCTGAATGCTTCTTTCTGAGATTCTGTAGAAAACTTTTTCTCTTTCTTAAGAGCATCAACATATGTCTGTGACACAGCAGATACAGCTGTTGAAACAGCACCCTGAAGTTCATATAGTGCACCATCAAATAATGATCTTGCTTCATCATTCTCAAGTTTAGCAACTCTCTGTCTGATAAGAGAGATAAGAAAAGGAACAATCACTGTGATAATAATCGGAACAAGAAGATGATCTACAAAGGCAATAATCACATCATTCATAAACATTCTCCTTTCATAGGATTATCTACAAGGCTTTGTATTGAAAGAAAGTGAGTAGGGGTATAGTTATACTACCCTGACTCACTTCTTTAATCTGAGAAGCTCTGAAGGCTTCTCAGAGGGTAATTCATTACCAAGTTATTATATTATTTATTCTACGGTTCTCAGATGTAGCAATCTGCCAGTCTTTTCCACTCTTACAGATAAAACTTCCACCGCCATCTAACTTAATACCATTTTCGATACCAAGGACTTCAAGGAGATAGACCATTTGATTGAAACCAATGTTAGCAGCAACATATACAAGCTTCTTTCCACGAATACCAAGGAAGCTGTGCCATGTTTGATAACACTCATTTCCGAAATATCCTTCTTGTCTGATTGAATCCATGGAAACACGATATCCATTATGAATAATTGGAATACCACTTATTGCATACTTGAATTCATCTTTTTCTATCTTAGAAGTTTGAACGAACTTTGGAGTGTCATGGTGATCTATAACAATCGTTGAAAGAATATGTTTATATGTATTGAGCCAATTTGGTTGAGAATCTGCAGAAGTGACAACATCTCCATTGATAACAAGATTTCCGGTTGGAAGAGTTGACCCATCTTTGAGAAGTGCAAAATAACCAGCATTCGCATAATTTTGATATTGTAAAGATCTTTTCCTTGAATCAACACAAATGATTTTAAAATCTTTTGGAAGAATTACCTGAACATGAACATCATTCAAAGAATAGACTGTTTTATCGTATGCCATTTATGAATTCCTCCTTTTCTATTTTCCAAGATATTTTACATTCATATTTGATGGATACATCCCTCTTGTATCTAAAACACAAGTGCCTTTTACAGTTAAGACTTCAGGGAGAAAAACTGACTGTTCTGTTGGAGTTTCTAAAACATAATTAAGAGTGAAAGGATTATCTGTAACCCATGTTTTCCAATTATCAAGAGTGTCATCAGTTACTCCAGGATAATAGATCCTTAAACGATGTTGATAAACTGACATCCCGATTGCTCCATATGATAAACCTGTGTCGGAAAACCCTTCAAACTTGTTACATATACAAGAAACAGCATCCAGATCATCAAACGCAGCTTCAGAAATATTTACCCACTTCATGGAATTCTCAGAACCACCAGACAATGGACTATCGTCTTTCCAAAGACTCAAATCTATATTAGCAGAGTCAAGTCGCTTAATCTTCCTGACAACTTTTTGATTCTTAAAATCAATATAATCAACGAAATCACCAATCTTTCTCAATGGTTCGTTGAGATAGATATTTGTTGTCTCGGGAAATTTGGTTCCTCTCTCAAGATAGACATTCAAAATTGTATCAACTGTCACACCACTTGCAACAGTAATGTAAACATACCAATTGTCACTTGATGTCAAAGTAATAGACTGATCTTCTATGACTGCGTTATAATACACAGCAGTGCCAACCTGTCTCAGAAAGACACCACATTTAAATCTGTCAATAAGAAAATCTTGAGATGTACGTCTAACATAGAAAATATAATCTCCTGCTGTTAGCAAGATTGGATTCGCTAATACAAAAGTCACATTTCCTGTTGCTGTTCCTTTAAGATGAATACAGTTATTTCCTGTTGTCTGGATCTTAACTCCTGAAATCACCCGATCAGCTGTGACATATGGATATGGAATCAGGTTCTCTTGATAGTGTGATAAAACTGGGATTTCATAGCCATAAGGTTTATATTCCAAGTCATTTTCGTCGATATAATTTATTCTGAAAGAATCTGTTTCAATTTTCCACTCCATCGCATTTAATCTAAATACAACTTTTGAAATCTCAGTACTTTCTGTGATTGAAAACACCTTAGATGATATAAGCACTCTTTCTCCAATAGGAAATTTTGAGTACTCATAGAAATTTTGTGTAAAATAGTTAGTATCTTGAACAAATAGCTGGCAGACTAAACTACTACTGTTCGTCCAAACTCCATCACTAACACGAGTTGCATAGAAGCTTACATTGAATTGTCTGTTTTTGGTTAAAATAGGTGAAAAACCAACATTAACTTGTCCTGCAGAAAACGCTGAAGCACTAAGTCCGTCATTTCCTTTTACATGATACACATTATTTTCATCAGAAATAACAGTTGCATTATTTATGGATTTCTGTGTGATTGAGAGACCAGCAGAGTTAAATGCTGTAAGCATAACATTCCTTGCTTCTCCATGAAAAACACCGCCTGAATTTGAGCTGTAATCTGCAAGTCTAATAGCAATTCTCGTAATTGGCTTATCTTTAGCAGTAATTGAAACTGACACCTTATGAAACAAACCATCATTGAATACAACTGCAGAACCAGTTATATCATTTGTACCATCCTCATAAAGAATCTGAATAGTCAATCTTGTTGTTGGTGTTGTCTGACCATGAATAATTCGAGTATCATCTTCGTAGAGAACAAGTTCTTCACTCACATAATACACTCTATTTGGCTGAATCCAATCATATGAAGATGCATCAAAACCAAAATAACAAGAACGAGTTTCATTATCAGAAATTATCGTATTTCCTTTATCCCAAAGATTATTTGTTTTTGTGCCGACACTTTCAATTTCGACAGGAGAAGCAGGAGAGGGAGTCCCATTCTGAGAAGTATTGCCATAAATGAGATAATCTTTAAGACTTTTCCCAAGAGACTTCAGCAAGGTTATTGGAGGGACTCCAATTACTGAATAAACCCTCTGAAGTACAGCCATTATTGCTCTTTTCTTCTTTTCGAGGTAGTTCATACTACTCCTCCTTTGACTGATCCTCTTCTGTGATGAATAAATCTGGAAAATCTTTTATTTCACATATCTCTGTTATAGAATTCTTACCATCTTTGTAAGTCATCTCTACATACTGTGACTCAGGATTATATTCTGGGATTTCTGCTGATTTTAATTCTTTATAACCAGCCATTTTAAGATGTTCTTCCTGAGGATTTGTATAAACCACATTATCCACCACAACAAAATCTCCATTAAACTTCTCAACACAATGTTCACCAATATATTTGTATAACATGAAATCTCCTCCTAACAATTATTTTTCAACATTCAGTTCTTCATAACCATTAACAAGTCCAACAAATCTTGCACCATTGAAATAGAACACAATATCATAAGTCATGCTATTCTGTGGAGTGAAAACACTGTAACCATCTTGTACATCACAATCAGTTCCAACCCATTGGAGAATTCCTGTACCAGTATAAGACATCGTAATCGTTCCAGTAGCAGCTGTTCTGAATGTCAATCCTGTGATATAATCATTATTGAAACTTCCATTCATAATAGAAACATTGATCGTAGCAGTTCCAATCTGTGAAAGAACAGTTGGAGATGACACATTATCAACAATTCTGAATTCCTTATTGTCACTGTTACTTCCTAATTCAAATGAAATAGAAGAAGCATTCTGTATGAAAACAATAGCAGTTTTATCAGATTTTGAAGACAATAAGGAATCGACAGCAGTCTTGTTATAATAATTATTCAATGAAGAATTTACAAAACTCTTCGTTACAAGAAAATCATTTCCTGGATTAACACTTGTAATGCTACTATCAAGAGTCTCAGGACCAACATTTGTAAAATAGGTTATAAGATCTCCAAAAGTATCTGCAAGTTTTGTAAAGAAGATATAATCATACCGAGTTTTCCTTATATAGAAATCTACATCATGAGTTGCTGTATCTATATAATAACAAATTCGATCTGTAATGTCTTGACCAGCAATCTGTCTAAAAACGAAACCATCCTGTGGATGAAATCCCGTATCATCTGTTGTTATTTCCAACTCAAATAATGAGTTGAATTTATCACCAGCATATCCCTGACAAACATCGAGGAGAAGAGATCCAGATTTATAAGTTGAAAAATTATAATGAGCAAATTTATACCAGCCACTTGTATTCTGAGGAGAATTGACATATGCGACCTGCTGGAAACTCTTTGGAATAATGACTGTACCGTCTTTATAGACTTCAAGGGCATTTGAACGATGAGATTCATCTGAACCATTACCAACAGAAAATCTAAGGTTAGATTTTGTCTTATTATATGCTCCCACAGCAGCTTCACTATCGTTTGAAAATTCAAGATGCTCTCCCCAACCAAAAACCTGACGAATTCCTGCTGGAGACTCTGAACCATTACCACCAATAAGAGAAGCATACGAATTATTCACACATTTATTTCCACCAACAGCAGATCTTGCAGCTTTCCAACCAAGAGTATTACCTGAACCAAAACCAAAACCACTCTCTGCATCAACTCTATTACTTGAATTAACAGCAGCACCATATGGAGAAGTTACAACATTATCTTTTCCACCAACATCAGACCCATCTCCAAGAGCTTTACACCCTCTACCTCTTGCATTTGCTTTAGTAGATAAATCATATGTACCAATTTCAGGTTTTGCATTTACCCAAAGTCGGCAAGCAATACGATCTGTACTTGATTGAAAATTATTAACATCTGTAGGAGTAAGTGAATAAATATCAGAATCCAATGTTATTGTTGTATTAGAGATTGCGGTAATCTTTGAAAGATCTTGGCTCTCTCTCCAAACAGCAGAAGCTGTACCTGAACCTGAGAAAATATTAGAATATGAAACAACATCCCCAACAGCTAATCCATCAACTGAATCAAGCGTAAAAGATGTAGTAGAAGGCATCGCTGTAATCTTAAAAGCTCTCTTACCTGCAACACATCCATCACCAGAAGCAAAACAAGAGAATGTAAGAACAGTACAATTATGCCCCAATGTGACTGAATATTCTGCAGATTGAAGAACTGTGCTTGATGGATCACAAATCTTATAATTTGTCCCCTGCTCTATGAGATTTGTAAAACCAACACCACTATCTCCCTTCTCACTTCTTGAAGGAAATCCAGTATCAACATACTTTCCAAGATTCATGTCCCAGATCATCCAATTTGTGGTTGTTGGATCAATCATTGGAACTGCTTTCTGAACAAGTTGCTCCCAGATGTCAGGAGCAGGAGGAGTCGGTGTTGTTCCATCTCGGTATGCACCATCAACTACAGAGAATGTTCCAAGTTCTGTACTTAATCGAGAAGTCCCCTCCATGACTGAATAGAATCCGAAAGAGATCGTGTTATCAGCATCTGTAAGAACTTCTGACGGTATAAGAACATTTCTAATGACTTCTCCAGCATCAGCCACAGTACCAACATCAACTTGATATGCAGTTGACCCTTTTATGAAAACAGCAAGGACTGTCCTTGATACCCAATCCTCAGAAAAAGAAACACTCAATGTATACGATGTATTTCCTGTATACAATTCTGGAGTTGTACCAACGAGAGATCTATTCAATCGTATTTGATCCTTAATAACAGTGAGACTCAATATCTCCAAATTATACCAACTCCTTATATAAGAAGATCTCCAGGAGATCCTGGAGTATCTGTGATAGATTTTGTTATGAGAGATTGCGTGAGATAGAACCTGATCTTATTTGAAAGACAAACCTGACCAGATGAATCTGAAATTCTTGCCTGACAATCATAAGATTGGTATTTTGTCAATTCAGAAGGAATATCAAATACTGTCTTATTATCTGCATTGAGGAATGTATATGTGAGAGGATTAGCATTGACAACACCAACAGGAAGAAATGTTAATGTAAGATTATATCCATTTTCATAGATCTCAGAAACAACATTTGGAAAAGAGAGTTGAGATGCATTTGAATCTCCCACTCTCCCCAAATCTACTGAACTTGTATAGATTCCAAATGATTGATCTTCGTCAGACTTAACAAAAATCATCTTAACGATATTTTTCATCTATACATCACTCCTATACAGTAGAATAAATCTTATTATCAACAATTCTGTTACCATAATCATCTACAGAAATGTCAATCGTAGCACTAAAATCTGCATTATAAATATACAGCTTATTAGCTGCTGCACTACCACCAATTTTCACTGCTATATTTCCCATCCAATTACGAATATTATCACTTGCAACTCCATATGGTACTATACAGTCATTTGTCCCATCTGGAAGATAGAATATGTTATTGATAAACCAGATACCATGATCAGTACTTGCTGTACCAACATGATTACTGATTGAATCAACTGTTATCTTACAGTTCTTGCATTTCATTCTTATCTTCCAAGGATTAGTTGTATTGCTACAACCAAACTTGAAAGAAGAATCATCTACTTGAATAGCTGTATAAATAGCAGTAGATGAAGCAGCTTTTTGAAGGAGATATCCTGTAAGATTCAAATTCTTTATAACAGGAGATCTATTAAGAGCAAGACTTGAAAAGAGATAATTACAATCAACTGTATTTCCATGAAAATCGAAAATCACAGAAGATGATCCCCAATAATTGAATCCATAATCACAAGAGAATGAATTATAGATATCACAGGAAATAGTGGAGGTTGATGAAAAAATCATATTCATTGCACTCATAAGAAGCAACAATGGCTCAGTATAGATCTTCTTACAAGAAATTGAATTCAAACCACCAACAGCTGTCTGTTCTCTTCCAACAAAAAGTGACATATCATTATTGATCATTGCAATATCAGAATTAACAAGAAGATTCAAGCCTTCAGAGGACCAAAGATAAGATGCTGAAATACCTGAATGATCTGTGAAGTCTGATTCTGACGCAGAAAGTGACGGATCTACTACAATCAAGCAAGAAGATCCATAATTTGTAGTATTTTCAGAACCCAATGGTGTTGCTTCAACTCCTGCATACAAAACTTCATAACCCATACGAAGATTCGCATTTACATCTCCAGGAGTCTTGATAGTCTCAATCATGATTGTTAACGGAAGATCATACTCAAGAGTCTTAATTAATGAACCACTCACCATTATTTGAAGTCCTGATGATCTATCTGGAGAAAGATAAGCATATACAATTACAGCTCTTGTGTTATTTGAGATATCAAGATTCTTTGAAAGGTAGATATCATCTAATTCAATACAACGATTGAATGCAACAAATTTCATTTTTGAAAGTCGGCGAGCTGTCACATAAGACCCAGAAGTTCCATTTGCTCCTGTCACTATATCCATCTCAATCAATGGATCTCTATGCAGGAGGACTGGTTCTCCTAAACGAAAAGCCATCTGATTGAACTCTGTCTGAGATGGGAGAAACGCACTATCTGTTGAAAGATATGGAGTTGTTGTATCATTCATAAGACCATAACCCAACTTCATATAATACCGAGAAACATCAATCTTGACAGCATCTGTCCATGGAAAATTTGGCTGTTCTCCAAGAGTAAATGCGATCTCTGAAATTGTACGAGCGCTGATCTCCTCTGCAAGAAGAGGATCCATAATAATATTTGGAAGTGTCTCTTCTACGGAAGAGCCATTAATTAGTACAGGACTACGAAGTCCATTCTTATACAAAGTAGAATTAGAGTCTACTTGACGAGTTCTTACATAGCAATACAAATATTTATGAAAAGCAGTGTCTGAATCGTCTGCTACAGATTCCACAATCCATGGAGTTGTGAGATGTATATTGATATTATATCTCACACCATTGTATGATGGGATGACAATATCAGTGATCTCAGCATGCATAATAAAACCATTATCAGATCTCATTGTATATTTACCACGAATATCTATCTTATCTTCAGAAGACTGAATCGACTGAATCTCATTAAGATCACTTGAACTTACAGGTTTCTCATATTCAAAATCGACAGAAACTGTATTTCCCGGACTTGGAATTCTATTATGAAAATTCATATTGATCCTTCTCTCCCTTCATACAAATATTTAAGATCTTTCAAAAGACAAAGAAATTCAAATTTTCAATTCAAATCTCTTATGACTGATCATCTTCTCAAATCTAAAAAGCTCAGCTTCAACTGCAGCAGAACATTCTGCATGAAGAGCTATTTCATCAAAGATTTTATCATCCATTCCTTCCAGATCATTATATCGAAAAATTATATATCCAATAATATAGCCATGAGAGTTTTTAACAACATGAAATGCCCAAGGACTACTGTCTTCACAAATACGAGAAGCATCTTTCTGAATTTCAAGAGGCAACTGAACAGATATTGCTGAAGAAAGAGAATTCATTGTAGTGAGAAGAGATAATATCTTTTGGACAGGAAGTCTCTGTATCTTATCTGAGATTGAAGGAATCTCAGAATATCTGTTAGACTCAACAAGACAGGTCATATACATATTACTCAGCTGAGAGTCTGCCAGAGTTCCGTTTTCTAATTGACAAAAACAAACAAGCTCTGCGCAAGACTTATCTCTAAACATATTTACAATATATTTGAGAGTATTCATAGATTCGATTGTCTGCTGATGCTTGAAAGATCTAAATTCCTGACCTTTCTTTTCAAGATCAATGTTTTTCATTTCTTGAGATCTCTTTTTCCACTTCTTAAGAACTGTATAATATGTAGCAGCAATCAGTGGGGTACATACGATTATAAGCTCACTCAAGAGCTTGAGAGTCTTATAGATCTTATCTAACATAACAAGCTCCCCTCTCTATGCAAGCTCACTTCTGAATCTTTGAATCTTTGACTTTGGAGCATGATTATAGAATGTGAAGGTCAAACCATCGTTTCCAAGCTGATAATCATGTCCATCTGTAAGACCATAACGATCCTGTATAAATTCAAAGAAAGCATCATCATCATAACGATGCTTTCTCATCTGTTTTTCTAATTTATCTTCATCAATTGAGATTGTTTGAATTGACTCATTTAGTATCATCTTTCATTCTCCTCAATAAAATACATTTGTTTATCAACGAATTCTATCATCTACCAACTTTACCCAAGTTACATATCTACCACCATCTGGTTCAGTTGTATCATAACTAAAAGCATACTGCTCTCCTTGCCGATTTTTGTAAGTGATGTAAGTATCTTGACTTCCCTTTGAATTTCTGTCAATACTAACAACCTTATATGATGGTCCCTTTATAGAACCATTTTCGCTCATTTTGAAGTAATCCCCAACTTTCAATTGAGTGATTGGAATCACCCGAGAATCAGCAACTCTTTCTCGCAATATAATATCATTATACAACTAACCTCACAATCTACCACTCAATTATTCTAAATCCATCACTTATGTTCTTTTTAAGAATCCATTTCTTGATACGGAATCTTGTTATGCCAGTAACAGGATTCGTTTCACCCTGAATCAATTGAGATTTTGGAATAGCGATCATATTTGGCATTCTCACACCATCATCTCGCTCATAAGCAAATTTGATTGCCTGACCAGTTTCTTCCCAGTTACTTCTGTAGACATGAAATGTCTGATATTCATTGTTAGTTCCTTCATTCAATCTATGAATTATCATCTTTCAAAATTCCTCTCTTATCTTTGCGGGAAATTCTTCAAACCAGCTGTTGGAAAAGAAGCATAATAATCTTCTTTCATCTTCGCAATCTTCGTAAGAACATCTTTGAATTCTTTATAAAGATCACAAGATGAATGACAACCAGCACTTCTTTTGTTACAGTACACACATGGTGTTTTCATATCATACGACTCCGATCATTTTATTTATTAATCTTTGGCAACAGGAATTCCGCCATCATACTTCATAGAGAGATCTTTGAGTATCTGCTGATGATTCTTTTCATCACTGATTATTTCTACGATTTGATCGATCGCTCCTTGATCACCAACAGATTTGAGAAATGGAAGCAACTTGTAATAACCAGTGATTGCATTAGATTCACCTTCATAATTGATTGAAATCTGTGCAGCGATATCATCATTGTCATACTTAACAGTGTTATCAAAATACAAACTATCCTGTGCAGATTCATTGATGATCCTTTTGATTTTCCTACCTACATCCATCATAGCATCATCATCATAATCATCTGCAACATCTTCCCAAGAGTTCTTTAACTTCTTAATCTTATCAAGCTTAACTGATAATTTCTTATCCTTCCCTAACTCAACAATATCCTTATAAGAAATCTGACCTGTCATCTGAGCTACATCCTGAAGGAAATTATCAAGTATTGCAGGGATCTTACTGCTTACTCCATTACCTTCATTAAGTTTTTTAGATTCATTTATAATCATTTTACCAATTAATACCCCTTTCCTAATCATACATATTTATTTGTCTTCCCATCTGTCTGAGATTCGTTCAATATCTGAAGATTTTCAAGCAAGTTCGGTCTTAATGTTTCTTACTTTAGTTTCTTCAAAATATCTTTTGCAATATCTGACTCTTCACGAGATTTCGAAAAACTGGGATTTGACCACATTTTCATTGCATCTTTGATTAAATTCAGTTGCTGACCTGTCAATTCAACAGTTATTTTATCATCTTTTTGTTGCTTTGGCTATGGTAGCATTAATATCATCTAACACAGCCTTTAATTCAGATGTACTTAAATTGCTATAAAAACCTTCATCTGGATCATCATCCGGAAGGGTATTTACAAATTCTCCAGTTATCTTCTTTATTTCTTTTTCTACAAATTTATACCATTTCATATTAGGTCCTTTATAATTTTGAAATAAATCACCTATATAGCCTGGCTTGTTATAATATTTATCAATTTCATCGATTAAGTCATTCCTACTAAGATTATTAGATTCTTTAATCACTCTAATCATATTCTCAACTCCTCTTTAATCAATCTTCAAAATATTTTCCTGTATACTTTTTATTAAGATTTTCAACTTCTTTTACAACAACATTTAGTTCCTTGATACAATCCTGAACAGTCTTCACACTGACAGCTCCAGGACTTGATTTCCAGTTCACTGCAAATTCAGGTATGATATTCCTTGTGGGAAGTTTTGAAAGGACTATTTCTGCGAAATTGAACTTTCTATTAATTGCAGCGAGCTTATTCATCAGCTCATGATAAGTAATAGTCGAAAGATCTTCTTCTCATTTACGAATTCATTGATAATCATTTTCAGACATCCTTTCTTATTTCCAAGCATTTTTCAATTCTTTTTCAAGAGTTACCTTATTACCAGATCCTCCGAGAAGCTCTGAAGCAACTGACTTGAGTGAAACATCAGCAACCCTATCATCTGTATCTTTTGTGACATAACCAATGATTTTCTCACTATCAAGATGATTCTTTAATTCAATTTCTGCATGAGTTTTGCAATTTCCTGTAATCTCTCTTGTCAAGAGATTCACGACAGAATTGCAATAGACTGCATGAACATTGAATGAGAATTCCTCAATATTATCAACCAATCTGTCTGGAATATATCCAGGAGCAAGCACAACCGCTTTTGTGATTCTCCTGTCACCAGCAGATGCTTCGCTCAATTTTCTACTTGTTGAGAAGATCATCCAAATTCAACTCCATTTCTCATTTTTGAGCTCTTTGACAAGAAGATCAACATCTCTCTTTTGGAGAGAAGAATATGCATCTGGTAGAAGATCACATTCAACTGGCTGATTTCCTTCCTTGACAAGATACCCAATGATCTTCTTGGGATCGACATGATTTCTGTAAGCAATCTCTGAATGAGATAAAATTTCTCCACTGGAAAGAGAATCTGTACGAGTATTCCATGCATATGTGTTATACAACGCATGAACACCATGTGAAAAGTCTCTGCAGAAGTCTATTCGATTTCTTGGAAGATATCCTGGAAGGAGAATCACAGCTTTCGTAATTCTTACATCACCAGAAGAAATTTCATTGAGTTTTCTGTGAGAATCTTGGATGATCATCTGTAGTACTTTACAAGAGAATCTGTGGCAAGGGAGATGTCCTTTTTAGAAAATCCTCTATCTGACATCTTGTTGTAAGCAAGATCTTGGAAATATGCTTCATCTTTGAATTTTGGATGATCACCAATCTCTGCGATGAGATCCATGACTACTGCCTGAACTTTTGCAGGAAGCTTCTTGAGAATCTTTGTGAGATCTTCATCAGGAGAATTCGTCTTTTCCATAAGATTTTCAAAATCTGCGAATTTTCTGTTGTTATCCATATAATTCTTAAAATCTTTCATTGTTCCGTGACCGAAATTGAATGTCTTTTTGATCTTATCTTCATCCCAGATTGTGTACAAGTTCTTATCTTTCTTGGAGATCTCCTTGTACAGAATTCTGTTTGAAGATTCTGTGAGATCTTTTGATTTGTTGATCTTTTTGAGATCTGACAGAACATCTTTGAATCTGGGAATTAAGAGTGACAATTCCTTCTCTGTGAGATTCTGAAAGAGAGATCCGCTGAATGTGATGGTGTACCCAATCGAACCAAGAGGTTCATCTGACAGATGAATTCCAAATCTTCCGTACTCCTTCTCAAACTCTCCAATCAGAGAATTTCGATCTATTGACTTTTCTTGAATTTTGATTGCCATGACTCACACAATCTCACTTTCTAAAATTATTTTCACAAGTATAAACGGTCTATCGTTTCGAAAAACTCTTAAATTTAACGGTTTATTTTTCAAATCCCAAATTTCCTCTCCAAGATCCCTCTTCTAATCCTCAATCTCACAGAATCTTCTAAGATCTTTCCTCTTCCTGCATCTCTTCTTTCTTCTCAGATCTCTACCAGATCTTCTCTTCATCTTTCCCAGATCGTTCCTGACAAGGAGATCTTCTTAAAACTTTTGAGAAGAGATTTATCTCTTCTTTTTGAAACATCTCTTGTTATTATATAATATTAACAACAAGAGATGTATGAATGATCTCTATGAAGAGATCCTCTATACATCTTCTCTCTTCTACACAACAACAAGAGAAGAAGAGAGAAGAAGAGAGATCTCTAACGAGATCTCAATGTAAGAATTATTCATCATTTCGTTCGATGTATACTTCGTATACATCTCACTCAATTCTTCATAATTCTCTTTATTGAATATATACTTCCTAAAAAGAGATTCGATATTATACTTCGTATAATATCTCTTCTCTCAAAAGGGTTTCACGCTGTTTAATGAGATTTGACAAGATTTTGAGAGATTTCTGAGAAATGAGGAGATTTTGAGGAAAATTGAGATCTTCGCTGTTTCTTCATTTCTCTTTTCTGGCAGGAAGATCTTTCATCTTCTCTTCTTTCATACATGCGTGCGTGTGCGCATGCACGCGCGATTAATTACTTACTGTAGGGATTCGTTCAATTCTTTCCTGTGGATCCCAATCCTCCTCTGTCAGGATTTCCAAGAGTTTCAACTTCTTCAATTTCAACTTCTGGCATGGATTCATGGATTCTGAATTGGCAGATACGATCGTTGAAGCTGATCACTGTATTCTTTAGAGCAATGACAGGAAGTTTCCACTCGTCATTGTCACCGCAATATGCGTTATCAATCACACCGAGATCGTCACAATGTTGAATATGAAATTTCTTTGCCATAGATGACCTTGAAGTAAGCCATGCTTCATATCCTTTTGGGAGTTCCATCGCAACACCAAGAGGAATTTCATAAAAATCTCCTTTCTTGAGAGAGATTGTTTTGGCAGCTCTGAGATCTATCCAATCACCGATGTGGATCTTTTTGATTCGTACGAGCTGATCATCGAAATACTTGATACGAATTTTGAGTTTATTGTGCTTGTTTTTACGGAAAATCATGTGATTTACTCCTTTACGATAAAAAGTAAACGGTTAGGAATTACCAAAACCGTTTCTAAGAGGTCTGAGAGACTCTGTATTAAAGAAACTTAGGTTAGGTAGGGTACGGTTACCTTTTGAGGATTTTCTTTTATCTGAGAGCTTCTGAGAGCTTCTGAGAGCTTTTTGATAAAAATTGATCAATCAATTCTTTGAAATAATCCTCGCATTCCCATTGAAGATCCGTGTTCTTTTGTATATAAACGATCTGTTGCTTCAATTGCATCGTCTAATGAGGTGGCAAAGATGATGTAATCGAAGTCATGTACAAACATATTTCCTCTGTCAAAATTGTGCCAAATACTAAGGACTGATTTTTCAGTTGGAATCATGTGATTTTCCTCCTTTCTACGAATAATTAAAAGTTAGTGAACTCACAGAACCGTTTCTAAGACGCTTGAACGGCTCTGTATTAAAGAAACTTGACCTATATAGTAACCGTATACCCCTAACGAGTTTTCGTTTAATTAGAGAGCTTCTGAGCGTTTCGTCAATTTTTAAGATTTTGACAAGTTTTACAAAAATATAAACGCTGTATAAAAAGAAAACACTCCTCAAGTTTGTGATCTGAAGAGTGTTTAGTAGATATGAAATTTGATTAATAATTTAACAAAAGTTCTCTGACTTCTGTTTCATGTTCTTTGAGGGCATCTTTTCCTCGTTTGATATATCTGCAAGTTTGAGGTTGAGAACATCCACTCATTTTACCGATATCTTCTTGAGATAATCCAAGATTGTATAAGACATTTCGAAGAAAGAGATTGAGTACTTTGTAATATTTTGTATCTTTATTTACAGTAAGAATGTTTAAAAATATTGAATCAATTATGAATTTCTTGCTCATCTGGGAAAACTCATTTTCGTTGTTTTCCGAGAGAGATTGTTTATCAAGTACATCAAGGATTGATTCAATTTCATCGTGAGATTTTTCTACTGTAAATTTGTCTTCAAATCGTATTCCATCCTTGTAACTGAGAGCTTCTTCAATCTGTTCTTTTGTGAGAGAGGTTATTTTTGAGAGTTCTTCATCTGAAAAATTCTCAGCTTCAGGATAACGATTAAGTAGAACAAAAACATCATGGTGCCATCTTGGCAATTTGAAGTCTCTTGAACTTCTGAAAGCTTTATTCATATATCCGTAGATTGTTGGATATGCGTATGTAGAAAATTTTGCAACATTTGGATCAAAGAATTTACAGCTGACCCATAACCCGAGTTTTCCTACTTGAATAACATCTTCTGGGGTAAGCACTCGCCCATAATCTCTGTGTTGAAAATGTTTCTTATATATGTGATATACAAGTCCTTCATTTTTCTTGTATAAGGATTCTCTATCTTCAAATGTCATTTCAATTATCTCCTAACTTGCATAAGGTGTTTTGAGAGTCCAGTTCCAATACCAAGATGACCAATATTCTTGTCTGAACCAGTTTTTACCACCACTTCCTGTGAAGTAATAGAAATTTCTTGGTATAACTCTCCCTGAATCTGTTCTTCCCTGTTTTTCAATAGTCCATCTCCACATTACATCTCTTGCTATCATTGCAAGAGTAGGATCAACAGGATTGTAATAATTGTAGCCAACGAATTGATTCGGTGCTTTTACGACTGCCTGAATATTTCCGGGGAATCTTGGATCATCAACTCGATTCATAACAACCCAAACAACAGCAGCTTTTTCAGTCATTGAGGGGATTCCTCTTGCTTCACCCCAAAGGAGTTTGGCTAAACATTCTTCGTTTGTTTCTGCGAATACACTTGTTGTGATAGATGTAATCAGTAAAATCAGTGTTATAATTGTTATTATTTTCTTTTTCATATTAAAATTCATCCTTTCATTTCATAAAGAGACTTCAGTACAAAGTATTTCGTCAATAGACATGTCTCTATAGATTTCGAGATCTTCAAGAGCTTCTGCGTATTGTCTTAACTTCTTTTGGTCTAACAAGAGATACACATCTCCATATTCAGAAGAAATACTGTCGTCCTGTATTTCACAATATTTCAGAGTGAAGGATGGTATCTTATAAATTTCAGAAATGAATTCTAAGAGCTTTTTGAGATCGTAAGGATCAATATCTTCAACATAGATGTCATGATATTCATTTTGATCTTCTGTATTCCTAATGAAATACGGTTTTAGATCATTATCACACTCATCAGTGATTTTGAAATCATAAGTCTCTATCATATTTTTCTATAATTTGTTAAATTCAATTTTTGATAATTGTTTCATAGTGTAGATCCCTTCAAAATAATTTTGTTCTTAGAATTTCGTATTGAGCCTTGATATCTTAAAAGCTCTTCAAGTGCTAAATCGTAAATTCTCCTTTCATAATATTGGTTTGTTAGACCTGAATTCTTATTTTATCAACAGACATCACTCCCTTCAATAACTTTCTTACATAAGTATAAACGCTAATGGCACTCAAATAACTCTTTGAGCGCCATCTAAATTTACTATTATTCACTTAATTCTATTCATAATCTTTTAATTGAGATTTCATTTTTGTAGCCCATTTTGATAATTTTGGATTTTGATTCTTATTCCATCTTTCAAGATTTGTTAATGCTGTAATGACTTCTTTTCTTCCATTTTTATCAATCAACTTTTTGAAATGAGAAACAGGAAGTTGATCAATAGATTTATTTTCCGGAACTTCAAGTATTCCCGGATTTTCCAATTGCTCTTCACAAATTTTTATCATCTTCATATCCTCCTATCTGAGATATACAATACATTGTTTCAATAAGTTCTGCTGGCTTCTCTTCACAATCGAGAAGAAAGTTTTGAGTAACAGCCTTGATACAGATATTCTCCTGTGATCCTTTTACTGTAAGAGTCACATGATCATTCTTTTTAATATCTACATTATTCGGAATTGAAATCAGGTGATTTGTCTGAAATTTGTCACCTTTCTGTTTGAATTTTCCAACAATACAATTTATTCTCATATCATCATCTCCAGTTGTTAATGTTAAGATCCGAATCAATATCCGAAGGATGAGTATTGATATCAATAGTTGTTTCAAGCATTTTTGATTTTTGACGAGCTTCTAATTCCTGAGAAATTGAAGTAGCAGCATGATAGATACAAGCTGCTATACAGTCAGCTAAATCTTTTGATGAATCTTTACCAAAATGATCAATCTTATTTCGTTTTCTATCATCTTCCAGACAAAGAAATTCTCTTTCGAGTTCATTGATTTTTGGACTAATGACTCGTTCTTCATTTATTGCGTTTTTCAATGTCTCATATGGATCTCTTTTTCGGTCTACAGAAAGAAGTTCTGTATTGAATCCACTCAATTTCATCTGTTGCAACGAGTCAACTGATTGAAAACTATCTTGTGATACAATTGAAATGTTCAATCCCAATTTATCTCTAAGATAATAGATGAAATTTCTTATCTTATAGAATGGAATTTCTTCTCCTGTTTTTGCTCTTATTTTTATTCCAAAGACGATTTTGTGTACAATATCATCTGTCTCTACAATAAAACCTGTAGATTTTGAAATTCTCTTGACTTTCTTATTTGAAAGAATTGTTGTCATTGCAAGACCAGTACAGTCGCCTGTAACAGATGCATCCCAATGAATAAAATGAGGTTTTTCTTTGTTGAGTTTTGGAAATCGTTTTTCATCAAAGAAGTCGAGTAAAGAAGAATTATCATCAAAACCAAGTTCAATGATTTCTGAAGAGAATGGATTTCTGAGATAAGATCTATAAATTTTAGAAATCTTATTGTAAGATAAATATTTACTATGACTGCTAATTGCAATACCAGCGATATCAGTAAGAGCTTGATTCATTGATTGTTCAAAAGCTTCTTTATGTTCAATTGGAACATCGATAACATTTTGCCCTTGTGATTCGTAAATATTTGGATCTTCATCTGGAGAAAGAATGTGAGATGGACGATATTTATTTCCAACAGCAAGTTTGAAGGTCTTGCCGGAATATAGTCCTAATCCTGATTTGACTTTCCAAAGAGGTTCATCTACAATATAAAGATATTCTTTTCCACGATTTTCGTTGATATACTGTTCAAGAAAGTTATCTTCTGTATTCTTTGAAGAGACAAGTATCAACATCCCAGGAATTGTGCCCATCTTCATATATCTTGACTCCATGCGCCTTTTGATTGTTGAATACATTTTCATCATTTTTGATTGATCATCAATTGAAGACCCTTTTGCATAATCAACTTCATCGAGCATTGCACAATTATGGGAGACAATATTTGAGGAGTGTGTTCTTATTTGAAAATCATGAGTTGGTAGTGAATCAATAATGTCATATACAGGAACAGGTTTTTCTAAAGAAATTCTTTTAATAGATTTAATCTTCATTCACATCATCCTGCTTCTTTATTCTTGATTCAATTGATATTGTAAATTCTTTCATATTTTTCTTATCATATTCAATTGAATCTACCCAAAATTTTGAAAGAGACATTGCTGTAAGAAGTGATTTTTCCATATATTTTGTGAATGTGGGAATTGTTTCATCTATATAAATTTTGAAATAGAAATATAAATCATCTTCATCAAAAATTTCAAGATGACAATATGGAGCAATTTTCTTTCTTGTTGGAAATGGTATATTCTCCAAGAAAGTCTTTAGCAATCTTTTAGTATCAATTTCTGTTCCCATGAATTGATCATTCTCCTCATAATAAAATTTAACAGGGATGGCAAGATTTGAACTTGCGAGTGCAGGAGTCAAAGTCCTGTGCCTTCACCGCTTGGCTACATCCCTATGAAAATCAGAGTGATGGGATTTGAACCCACAACCCCAGCATCCCAAATGCTGTGCTCTACCAAATTGAGCCACACCCTGAAAAGAGCGGAGAACAGAAAGTCAAGAAAACTGTTCTCCATTTAAAAAGAAGGTGGTTTCCCGTGAAAAGAGGGATTTTAACTTTTCACATAAGTATAAACGGTTACACCTTAAGAAAAACTCTAAAATTTTAAGGAAAATCACATTATTTTAGTTTAGTATAGTCTGGCATTTTAAGATCTTCATCCACTTCTTTGCCTGAGTTATTTTCATTATTCCATAGATAAAGAAGATGTCTATTCAATCAAATAACTCTTAAATTTTAGAGATCTCCATTAATTCATCATCTTCTGTAAAATCCATTGCCTGCTTCCAAGATCCGTCTTTTAACAGAAATTTGTGATTTGGCGTACATCTTATAATTGTATCATCTTCTAATTGAATTTCTATAAGATCTTTTGTAAATCCCATAAGACAAGAATAAACTGGCTGATTTGACAATTCTCCATTTGAGTTCAAAACTCTTACTGAATGATCTTGCAAGGATTCAATTGTAGCACAGCCGTTTTCTGTTTCTATGACTGTGTCTCCTGTCAAACAGAAAATATCCAGTCCGATGAAATGTGAGAGTTGAGAGCCAACTACAATATTAATATCTTTTCCAGGATAATATGTTAGATTATCTCCTCTTCCGACAAGAGATCCATGCCTTAAAAACCATGGAGAATTTTTAAGATATCCTTGAAGTTTTGTCCAACCAACACCATAAGCTTGATCTAAATTTAGATTGAAGAAAGCAATTGCTATCTTGGATCCTTTTGTTAAATTATAGTATTTCGTAGGATCTCGTAGGCATAGAAGCCTGTATAATATATAAGCCATACAGATAACAGCTTGCGTAGACTTACCTGATCCAATTGATCCTGAGAGTGCAAGCTCCCAAATTCCAGAGTTTGGCGCCCATACTTTTTGAAGTTCCTTATGCCAAAATGGATAGATAAGATTTTTTCCTTCATCATTGATTAGAGATTTTCCAAGATATTCTGGTTCTGTCATAAAGGTTTCTATGTCAACCGGAATTTCTTCGTAATCTGAATACCATAGATTATTCATTTTGTCTTCATCTGAAATCGCTGATTTCAAATATTTTAATTCTTCGGGTGTAAGATGATCAATCTCATTGAGAATTTCATCTCCTAAAGTTTGATCTCTCATACTGTATTCTCCTTACGCTCTTTCAACTCGTCTTGCAAGAATTTCTCCAAGATTGTAAGAATTTCCTGTGTTGGGATCAGTAACTTTGTGTGAAATAAGAGTTCCTTCAATTGCAACTGTATCTCCTACTTCAAAATTGAGTTCCTGTATCTTATGAGCAAGATTATTCCAAGCAAGAGTGTATAACTTCATCGAAAATTTATCCTCAGGTGAAATTTTATTTTCAATTAAGAATGTCACTCTTTCTGAACCATTCTTAAGCTCTCTAAGAAGCGGAGGATTTTTGTATATTGTTCCAAGTACTTGAAGTGTGTTGATATCTTCAAGTTTGATGTTTTTAACGAAATCAATATCTTCAACAAATGCACACAGACTGGAATAATTATCAATGTGATCTTGAAGAACAGTTCCTGTGATTTTAACAAGATCTCCATTTTTAACATTAAATTCATTTGTCTTCTCATACACACAGCAGAGAACACTTTCTCCTACAACTTTGACAGTCCCACTTTTGATTGTTTTATTTTCTGTTGTAATAAGAAATGTGTAGAGGTCAGACCCATTTTTATCAGTAGATCTGTAAGTTGGTTCAGTTGTGACTTTTCCATAAAGTGTTATTGAATTATTTTTTGCCATTATAAATTATTCTCCTCAATGATTTGTAAATTTTGTGAATGCAGCTTTAATTCTTTCCCTGTCTTGAAATACAGTGTTTGCAGATTTCCAAGCGTAAATGCAGCAACCATGTATTCAAGAGAATCTTTTGGTTTGATCACTATTTTAGATCTATGAAAGATAAGTCTAATTTTTTCTAAAAATGTAAAATTATAATATCTTGATAGAATAATGATTCTTTTCAATCTTTGAATTTCTTTGTTTTTCTTATAAGTGAGTTTTCCTCGATAAATTTTGAAGTAAAACATTAATCTCATATCAACTTTTCGTCATAATCAACTCGTATATCAGTCCTTGATGCAATAAAATCTGCAAGATGAAGATAGAATTGTGACATTGTTTCAATTGGTGGTAATTCCAAATCCAATTCTTTACACCGATTCCATGGACCATGATGAGATGATACAAATCTACAGATTTTATCAAAACTAACTGTCCATATGGGATTATTCAAAATCATATCATCACAATATGCTTTAATGAATAAGGGATGACCTGATAATGTATGATCCTGTTCAATTTTATCAGAAATTCCATATTTTGCAGAATCATGTAAAATTGCAGAAGCAAGAAGTTCATCGACATCTTCAATGGTTGGTGCAATCAAGGGATGATTTACAAGATGATATAAGACTCTGAAGACAGATTTTGTATGTTCTACAAGATTTTCAGGTTCTCCATCCTTGTTAAGAGGATGAAATTTCTTACTTGAAGAACTAAGAGCTGTCTTTTCTGTAAAATATTTTGGAACTTTGTTGTCTAAAATATAAATTACAAGATTTCGTACATTTTCATTATGAATAGCTGAAAGTTCTTCTATAAAAAGATCACTGATTTTATTATCCATTTAATATTTCTCCTTTATATGATGATTTTCCTTCTGGCATGAAAATCCGAATCTCAGAAGCAGGAACAGCAATTGGTCGTAAATTCATTGTTGTGCCAAATCTCTGAACCATTAGAGATCCGTCATCATTGTAGCAAATAAATTTGTATTTTTGACCATCATACAGCACTGTTGCTCCAAATTTAATTTTTTGACTTTTCATTAAGATCAACTCCTTCCATAATTCCAATAATATCTGGAATTCTGATTAGATAATATGTTTTATTATCAAAGAAAAATTCTGACAATCTTGAATGAAGATCATATGAGATAACATCTCCAAGTTTCAATTCAACTGAGAGTCTTTCAGAACCACAACTCACATAAGTCTCTTTCGGAAGATTGATGATTTCTCCAAGACCAGTTTCTCTTAATGAATTTGCAGAATTTCTCATAACTTTTAACAATTTTCCTCTTTGAAAATCTTCTACAGAATCTGCCACTGATCTAATAATACAATTATTGTTCATTGGTGTTACATTGTCGATTGTTTTATCGAGATCATTAAGATTGATCATTATTAGTGTTCCTCCTTTTCTGGTGAAAGCTCAAGAATACAAACAATTGTCTCATATTCATCATGTTCTTGAATTTTGATATTTGAAATTATCATATTTTTATATGACTTTCCCTCTTTGAGAGAATCAAAATCATAAATATCATAGATTTCATAACCTGTATAATTTCCATTGATTAGCTCAATAATGAATATCATTTAGTGTCCTCCTTGTTTTGGTTTTCTTGTATCTTTATTTTATTAAGAAGCTGACGAAGTTTTTCTCTCGAGTCTTTTGACAGAATATTGGCAACAGGATTTTGTGGAGTTGCTGGATTTTCTGTATTTCCATTGATATGATTTTCCTGATAAAAGATGTTAAGATAATTGTCATCTGTACCAATCATCTTAACCAATTCAACAGAACTTGACAGTGATTGCTGTATTAATTGAATAGCTCTTAAGAACTCCTTGTCTTCATATCTTTCCATATCATTAAGAAGTTTATCTTCCATTTTGTCAAGATATTCTGTCAATTTTTCAATTCTTTTGAGTTGACCTCTTGCATAAAGAGAAAGATAAGACTTAAGATCTGTTGGAGTTCGGTCAATCAGTGTAGATGTGTCTGATTCTAATGTGTTATTTTCTAAGTATTGTGCAAGGAATTTTGAACTTGGAATTTTCAAATTCATATCAAGTTCACTCAATACTTCAGGTTCTTGCTGAACATTTTCTAATTCCTTGTTATTTTCATTGATATTTTCCATAAAATCACCCTTGTAAAAGAAAAGACACCATGAAATTTTCTTCATGGTGTCCTTATCACTAATTTTTGAAGATAATTTCTACGAATATAAACGCTTCAAAAACTATGAAAACTCTTAAATTTAACGGTTTATCTTTTTGGGGGAGACTATTAATCTATTCAATTTAGATAAAAATGAGATCATTAAATCAGACTTCTTCAGCACAATTTCAAATTCTGATGTGCCAAGTGTCTTCTCCATATCCTCAATTGCTTGTTGATAATGTTGCTGAATCTCTGATGTCAGAATTAATCGTTCTTGTAATAACATATCAATTGAATACTTCTCTTTAGAAATTGTTTCTGCTTGATTGATTAATCTGTTGAGTCTGTATAGCGTTTGATCAATCTGTTTCATTTGTCTGTCTCTTTCTCAAAGATTCTATCAAGTCGGATCTTTGTTTTATTAAAAGCTGTCTCTGTGACTCTTCAAAGCCAGCTTCCCGTAATGCACTTGAAAAACTCCAATCTTTGAAATCGTATAGATAGATTAATTTGATCAACTTGAATGAGTGAATTAAATCATTTAACATTGGTACAGTGAGTTTTTCTCCCCCAAAAATTTCCAAGAATCTAAAAAGAGAATCTCTATCTGAATTGAAAAACATGAATAATTTTGACAGAGTTTCATTTTCAGATGCTTGCATAAGAATTCCTGCCAATTGAAATATTGCTTGATCGTCTGACAACTTTGAAATTTCTCTACGAATATCTATGTTGTCTCTATGACTTCCTGTGCTCCAAATGTTCATATAGTGCTCCTTAAATCTAAATCGAAAACTCTTAGATCTTCAACAAGACTATGTATTGTATCAAATGCACTCATTGAGTCTTCAAGATGTGTAGAAATCTGTCTTGCAATCTTTTGATTGATATAACAGATCCCAGAATAATATGATGAATTCTCTGCCAATGAAGTGACTTTCAAAGATCTCATTGAATATTTAACCTCAGGCTGAATTTCATATTGATTTGATAAAAATACTGTATTCACTTCATAATCTGGGATAAACAATCGTAATCTGTCTCTGTATTCATTTTCAAAGTTATTTTCAATGATTAAAACACCATCTTCTGTTTTTACAGAAGAGATGTCTTCTAATGTGAGATACTTGATTTTCTCACAATTTATGATCTCAATATCATCTTTTGGATCTTCTCTCAAGTCAAGTATTCCCAAACATTTGATCATTTTCAGTCCTCCAAATAAACTTATAGGTATTGAAATGTAGATCACTTAATCTGAAATGTCTCACAGCTTCTCTAATTAAAGAAGTGAGTCAGGGTAGTATAACTATACCCTTACTCACTTTCTTTTAATACAGGGCTTCTGAGAGCTTCTTAGAATTTTCTATTAACTCCACCATATCTCTGTTCAAATTCATCTTCTGTCATAATTGTCTTATTCAGTTTCTTTGCTGTTTTCCATTTTCCACTTCCTTCGGAATTAGCAATAAGAATTTCACAATTATTCACAGTTGATTCTTTACAGATTCCTGAGTACCTCTGATAGAAAGATTGTTTTGTACCAGAAGTGAGCTTTCCTGTTATACAAAGTCCAAATCTATAATCCTGTCTATGATTGATGGCTTCTTCCTCTTCACGGGGATCAATGAGCCTGTCGGAAAGCTGATTAAATGTTTTCAATATCAAATCTTCATTGTTCAAAAGACTTGTTTTGATAGAAGGAGTAAGACCTGAATTCGTAATGACTCTATCATAATCTTCTGAAATACAAGCTTCCCAAAGAGCTGATTTAATTTTATCAGAAGTCGTCCATCCGATATTTGAAAGTGATAATCCCACAACATATTTTCTAAATTCAATTTTCTCTTTGAAAATTCTATTAAGGAGATTTCTTGCAAGTGAGATTTTTGCACTTCCTATATTTTCTTTTCCTTCAAGGCAAGTACATAATTCGTCTGCAATATCAGTGTATGTATTTTTCAGAGAAAGAAATTCTGGAATTGTAGTTTCGCCCGAAACTTCGATGATTGCATAGATTATCTGTGAAGAAATTCCCTTTTCTCCACCAACTGTGTCTAAGAAATGATAGAGCCGATTTATTTCTCTGGAAGGACAATTGGGATTTTCACATACAAGATCTGTGCCTGACCACTCAAGTTCGGCAGAACAAGAAGGACAGTGTGTCGGAATATTCGTCATCACTGGTGTCTTTACTCCAACAATATAAGGAATAACTTCACCGGAACGAACAACTTCAATTTCAGCTCCCACATCAATACTGTTATCTTTGATATATTTCGCATTGAATCCGCTTGCTCTGCTTACTGATGCACCTGAAATGAATACAGGATCAAATTTCACAGTAGGAACAAGCCTTGAAGTTCTTGTTAAATTCCAAGAAATATCTCTGACAATAACATCTGCTGATTCGGTTATTGTTTTCAATGCAATTTCAGCCACATACTGATATACATATGATTTTTCAAAAATGTGATCATTTTTATCATTTGTGAAAGTATATTCGATTGGCATTGTGAAATTATTGTTAACAACAATTCCGTCATAAGAATAAGTTTTGCCATTTGAATGAATATCTTTTCTAAAAGTTTTAAGAAAATCTTCATAGGATAACTGAACTTCATTTCTTGTAGCTACATAATATGGAGGAGTTACAAATCCAAGATCTCTGAGAATTCTGATATGTTCTGACTGTTTTTCTGAATGACTGTTAAACCACTTTTCACTTGCAGCGATAATTCGATATGCAACAAACGAAAACCTTTTAAGTTCTTCAATCGGAGAAGGAACTTTTCTCATCAATACACCAGTAGCAATATTTCTCTGGCTGTCAGATTTCACTTCATAATTTTCTTCAAAGTCTTCATTTGACAGAATCCATTCTCCTGTTATTGCGTAGATTCCAGAACTTACCTGCATAGGCACAATCTGTGAAACTGTTCTTGTTACATCTGTACCATTAGCGCCATCACCTCTTGTTATTGCTTTTTCAAGGAGACCAAATTTGTTATAATAGAGTGTCAAGTTTGCTCCATCATACTTTGGAGTAATTATGGAATCTTCAAATGCTGTAATGACCTGAGTAATTGGTTTGACCACATCTTCAGATGATAACTTCATCTTGGGAAATCCTCGTGTTGTAACAAAGAAATGATGAATTTTTGAAAGATCTGAATTTTCAGGTACATAGCCCCATCCGGGTCTGTCAAATATTTCACTTCCAGGATTTCTTTTCGCTAATTCATCTGTGTAGTTGTCAAACTCTTCATCACTTATAAATGGATGACCTTCATAATAAGCTGTTGCTGCTTTTACGATAAGATTTTCAAGTTCTTCGAGAGTACGAGTTTTCATGATTTTTATGATCCTTTCTAAATTTACTATTTACAACAGTATAAACGCTAAAAGAAAAAGGATAACTCTTAAATTTAAGAATTATCCTTACAAATAATTATATTCAATTTTAGGATTGGTATACCTGTGAGATTTGATCTTCACCCTTGACAACGAGGATTGATGAGTCATAGTTGATAGAGAGATCAGGCTTATGGCTTACAAACATTATCGTATCAACGAATACAGACCTTGATTCCAACAAAGAGATAACATTTTCAACTCCTGATTCATCAAGAAAATCAAGGATTTCATCAAGAACAAATAAGTTACACGAAAATCCTGAGAGCTTCTCACACAGGGATTTCTGTGCAAGCTGAAGTAGAAGATCAACTCGTCTCAATTCTCCGCCTGACAAGGCTTCGATAGATCTATCTCCAAGATAGATATTTATGTTATTCTTTTCGGACTCCATATGAACTACACCTTGTGAATCATAGAGATATTTTGATGTTTCTTCTAAGACAGAATTCATGTATGAAATCATGGATTCCAGTAAATAGGTTCTGAATTCCTTGTTCAAATGAGTTTTACAATATGAAAGGATTGAAGAATCCTCATCTAAAGATTTCTGTTGTTCTGATAAACTGTTCAAGGAGTCATTTAGTTCTGTAATCGTTTTTGTATTCTGAAAAATCTGCGAAACATATCCTTCGGTTGATGCTGAGAACATCTCATATTTTGAAATTTCTGAAGAAAGTTGTGATTTCTTAGAATTCAGCAACTCCAGTGAAGAATTTGATTCCTCAAATTTCTTAGATTTCAGTTCTTGCTCTGAGAGAAGATTTGTTAATGTTTTTCTATGTTCATCTACCAGTTTTTTATATTCATTGATTTTCTCTGAAATTTCTTTTATCTTGTCAGATGCATCAATGATAGATCCACATTCAGGACATCTTGAATTTCTATAAGATTCTAACTTCTTTGAAAAATCAGTGATAGATCTTTCAGTTGATGAAATTTCAGAAGAAATTTTGAAAGAGTTCATTTTGATAGAATTAATTTCTGTAGAAAGATCTCTTGCTCCTTTAGAATCATTTTCAATCATCTCAGAAATTGATGTCACTTGAGCTTTATACAAGGAATATGTATCTTCATCAATATTTGGAGTCATTTTTGAAAGATCATCTATTTTTGATTGAAGCTGATTATTGATGCTTTCTAATGTTGTAATCTTACTGGTATTTTGAGCTGTTTCAAGTCTTATCGTTCCAAGAGTTGTTGTAATATCAGAATAGAGTTTTGAAACTTTATCAAGGAGTTTTTGTAATTGTTCATCAATTCCACTGAGAAGTTCAAGTCTTGATTTTCTTGCTGATGGTTTTAGGCTTGAAAATTTTCCTGGAAGTCCCTGACTTAAGATGATCATAGATACAAACATATCATAATCCATCCACTGAAAAATCTCTGAAAGAATTTGTGTAGATTTTGTATAAGTTGCACCTGAAATGTCTTCATCATTTTTAACAATTACTAATGAACTTGGTTTTGCTTTTCTCGTCACTGCATAATGAATATTGTCAAGGTTGAATGACAGAGAAACTGATGCTGGTTCTTTAAGAATTTCATTTGAAACATTCGATAACCCTCGAGATGTTTGTCCGTATAGACACCAAAGAATTGCTTCAAATATTGCAGATTTACCACTTCCATTTGAATCCAATTTTGGTTCATAATTATTAATTCCCTGAACTCTTGTAAATCCTCTGTTTTTGAAATTGAGTTCTGCTGATCCTATCGATAGAAAGGATCTTATTTCAATTCCTTCAAAGTCTAATTTCATGTTAACATAGATCCTTTCTATAGAATATTCTTTTTAATGAATTCAATCATTGTTGATTTACTTACTGGTAGATTTTCTTGAGATTCTATGAATGTCAATAATTTCTCATTAAGATTTTCAGTTTCTGGCACTTCGGTTGAATTCTCAAAAGATTTTACAGCAAGATCGTTTTGGTAGATTACTCGATAAGAATAAATATTGAATAACTCATATAGATTATTTTTGTCAATGAATTCTTCAAAATTGGATTTCTGGCTGAGAAGTAATCGAAATCTTACAAGAGTTCTGTAGTCTTTAAGAAAATTTTTAGATTTTGAAATATAATTCTTTTTACAGAACATATCTTTCAGAGTCGATTCGAAGTCTATAGAGTTTTGAAGATCTATTGTCACAAAAATATAAGAGTACGGATTTTCATAAAAAGTCAAGTTATCCGTGTCTGTGTCATATATTACAAATCTTGGAAAAGATTCAGAATAGTCATCATTAAACGAGTTTCCAATCAAAGACCCAATCTGACAATATTTTGAATCATCAAATGCTGTATGAATATGCCCGTTGAATATTCTTTTGAGATTTGGGTAATTTGAAGTTATTTCATTATATGAAAATGCAGATTCATTTACAAAGGGTAATGTTTCTTTATAACACTGATGTGTGAGAAGCAGAAAATTATGATCCTTCTCAATGCTATCACATAGAGATTTTACACTTTCTTCAAAAGATTTTGTTGTATGATTACACAATATCACATCCACATTTTCGGTAATACTCATTATCTTCGAGTCAGAATCACAAAGTTGAATATTGTCAATGTTATCAACAAGAGCAATTGATGTTATTGAACCATCATTTGTCTTCTTTTCATGATTACCAATTAACCAATATTCAGGGATTGTTTCATTCTTTGATAATGCTTCTGATAACGCTGTTATTGTATCTGCATCCAAATCTGTAGCTGATACTGTGTCTCCAAGATTAAAAATCATCCTTACATCTTCTTTATGAAAAATATCATACATATATTCAAAAGAATGAATTAGTGAATCAAGTCTTTTTGAGTATTTTGATGTATCAGAAGATCCAGTCAATACTGAAGAAGATTTACTGAAATGTGCATCTGTATATATTCCAATTTTCATCTTTTCTTATAAATCTCCCTTCTGTCAAGAATTCTCTTTCCTGGGATATCTTTGTATTCTATTGGCTTAAGATCTGTTACAAGATCTTTCGTTTCCTCAGATATTCTTTTACAGGTCTGTGAGAATACAGGTTTCTTAGTTGTAGGATGTAATCCTCTGAAATAATGAAATGAAATGTATGCACAATGAGACTGTTTATCAATATTCACAGAAATTTTTCCATAATATTGTTTCCCTGAAATTCTAACGCTGTATAGATATTCTTCAGGATTGACATCATTAATCTCATACATTCTACAGATATTCTTCTTTCTTAAATTGAAGATCTTATCTTCTAATGTGAATAACTGTTTTTCATAATCTTCAGCTTCATCTCTCTCAGCTGTTGAAAGATAGTGATACGAAAATGAATCACATCCATGAAGAGTTGTAAAATATTCATTCGTGCGTTCCATGCTTAATTCATCCTTTCCAAAATATATTTCTTACATGAGTACATTTGCAAAAAGCTTCTTGTGTTCCAGATTTTCTGATTTTACCCTTAATTTTGAATAATCAAACTTTGTCATTTTATCACCACCTTTCAATATTACTTTATATTTTTCACTATGTGTGCAATTACATCAACTGTCCATCCGTTACCGATTGCAGAATATCTTGCTGTATCACAAATCCCTTCAGTATAATTATCAGGTAATGTTTGTATTTGAAGGAAATTATCTATTTCCAATAGATGTAATCATTTACATTTTCACACGGATAATTCATCCAATCAAGTCCAAATTTCAAGGAGGTCTCATCTTCATTACAAATTCCGCTAAGAAGATACCATGTTCCCCAAACGAATTTCATGTAATCAGTACATTTGTTGAAATCTTTATAATCGAAATTTTCAATTTCAGATTCACAACAATTAATGAATTGATGATTCATTTCCCACAAAACATCAAGATCAAATTCTTTAAGATGCCATTCATTTAGAAAATTATAATAATTTGCATAGTCATAATATTTTAATCCAACACCAGCAAATTCAAAATCAATTAATCTTACTTTTTGATCATTCCCAAAAATCATTTTTGTAGGATTTGCGTTCAAATGTGAATATACAAAATCTTTATCTTCAAATTTAGATTCAAATTTTACAATTTCTGAAATTTTAGAATTAATGAACTTTATCAAATCTTCTTCTTTTTGATAGACAGGTCTTCGATATAGTGCAGATTTGAACATACATAAGAGCTGTATAAGATCTGTACAATGTGTTCTTACTGGAAGTTTATGAAACTTTGAAATTGCAGATATTGATTTATCATTTATCTCCTCAATTTTCTCTACAGAAGAAACACTGAGAACCTTTTGAACACTCAATCCTGGTTCGTACATTGAAATCACGATTTCGGGATCTCCATGATACAATATACCAAAATCTTCTGAATACAGTGAATTCTTAATCAATCGATTTCTGAGAAAAGGATCATCAGAATCAAATGTTCTATACAATGAATCTTCTGAATTGTATTTTGAGAGTTTCAATACTGTATGACTTTCATTATTGAATTCAATAGTAGCAGAAATATTTACATTCCCAGAAAGTAGATTTACAGTATGGATATTCAATATTGAAGATCTCCTGTCTAAGACTTCTTTGAGCTCTTGAGTATTCTTACATGAATTAATTACAACAGAATTTGTAGAAACCCAATCAATGAATTTAATTACATTAGGATCGTTGTTAAGATAATTTGCATAATAATTATACATCTTAATGATCTCCTTTCAAAAATAGTATTTACAATAGTATAAACGCTAAAAAGAAAAGGATAACTCTCTTTTGAAGAGAATTACCCTTAACAATTCATATTTCATATTTCTGCAGAAGTTGGTTGACTTCTCGCTCAACTTCTGGAAATGTAACAACACCATCTTTTGATAGAATTTTGGACAACCATTTACAATAATCTTTCATAAAATCATAGAGATTCTTTGAAGAGAACTCATCTGGGAATTTAACATCTTTCTCAGAATTTTGAAGATTAACAATATATTTTTCAAGTTTATCTGAATAACTATCTTCCCAAGATTTCCAAATTTCCTGTAAGATTACAGACTCTTTTGGATATTTGTTTGATCCATTACATTTCTTAACATCATGACAATTTCCAAAGAGTTCTGAAATCCAATGATGTTTTGCTGAACAATCTCTTAGTAGGAAAATTTTCATTAGATTCTCTCTGATCTGTTCAGAGTGATTATATAATTCCAATTTGATCTCCTTAAGAGATCTTGACATTTCATACAGTCTTCTAATAATCATATTGATTGTTAACACTCCTTTTTCAATTCATATTCAAAGTTCCTGTCGCTGTAGAATGTTTTTGCAAAATTGCATTTCCTCGTATGCTTCTTCGTGTGTATCAAAATACAATATATCACTTACACTTCCTCCTGGTGTCTTTATAATAAGCGCATAATCTTTCATTTTTATTACCTCTTTCTTTACTTCTTTATACCTTTCGGCTATTTTTATTTGTCGTTGTTAATGACTGTTTCCTTTCAAAAATAGTATTTACAATAGTATAAACGCTAAAAAGAAAAGGATAACTCCTTTGGAATTATCCTTTTATTAGAATATTCAAATTAATTTTCCTTAAGAAAAGGGATGATCTTTTGTAAGCATTCTTGAACACATGGACTATCCTCCAGAAAATACTTTTTGATGAATGTTACTTGATGAAGCAGTCTATTCGTATATTCATCATAATCATAATTAAGAAATGAATTTGCAGCATCAGCAAGAGACTTCGAGCATTCTTCTTGAGTCCATCTGTCTATCGTAAGAACATCAAGGATCCCTGAATCTTGCAATGTGGAATTACAGATCGGATATTCCTCTGCAGAGAATCCAATGCCTTCGAGATCTATGTAGGGATTGATTACAATACATCCAGCATTTGTTCCTTCTAAGATTTTTGAAGTAAATCGGCTGCTGCCAATCGTTGACATCCCTAAGAAAACTCTATATGGAGAGATTTTATGCTCAAACTCTTCCATTTTCCAAAATCTTGCGTTCTTGTACTGCAGACCATACTTTTCACAGAAAGGTGCATATTTCTTTCGAGTATTTGGCATGCTTGATTCAAATACAACTCCATGATCTCTTATTGTTTCAAAGAAATCTTGATAGATCATAAATGTATTCAAATTTTTGAGCATTGCTATCTTATTCTCGGTCTCTTCAGTGAATTGTTTGTATGTTTTTGTATTAAATCTTAGATTTTGTGGATCTATTATCATCGGACAGTAGAAAACAGGACAATGAAATTTTTGAATTAAGGAATTTCTAAGACCAAGGCAGTTAGACTCTGTCATGATAATGCATTTCATCTGTCTTATGAAATCTTCAGGAAGATAATCACCAATAAATTCCAAACAATTTATCACTATTTCATCTTTTCTATATGCATAACCTGAATATTCATTGTCAGATGCAAGATAAATAAATCCTGCTGACTGATTTACAATTGGTATGATTGTTTTGTTAAAATACTTTTTATGAATCGCTGGTGTATCTGTCATAAATGAGATTACAACAAGTGAATTTTCAAAATTTGTCTCTGTATGGCAAGAAATGTTTTTAACATCTAATTTGATATCATTTCTTTTGGCAGACTTATACATTGAAAATGTTGGATAATCTATTTCATTCACAGAATCATCAGACTTCTTCAGATTTTCAAACCAAATTCTTGCTTCAGTTTCCTTTCCGCTATGAGTATCGCTCGGATAGGTCTCATTAAAATAGAGAATCTCTATCTCTGGAATCTCAAGATTTTTTGCAAGAGAGACAATTGTCTCTGAATAGAATCTGACAGTTGAGTATTTCTTACAGTAATCTTCATATATTGGATTACACTGTCGAATAAATGTCAATTTAGAATATCTGTTATTCATGAACAATTTCCTTTCGTTATTTTGATAATTTTTCTGCAAAGATCTCTGCATACTGTTCTCCATCAAATTTCTTAATCAGGACTTCTCTCTGTTTTCTAACAATATTTTCATAATCATCATCGGACAGACCTTCTCCAAATTTTATTCCATTGAGAAGATGTTCAATTGTATAAAAATACTCTGAGATACAAATAGATTCTATATAATGCTCTTTTGCTTCTGGAACAACAAACACACCACTGTCATAGAAGTCTCTTACTCTTAATGTATAATGTCCACGATCAGCAAGTGCAGGAGGAGATCCATAAAGACCAATCTGTGAATCACTATAGAAATCATAAATATTTTCTGCTGTAAGAGGGAATTTATGTTTCCACTCAATATCTGGATAAGATTCATAATATTGAGTCCATCCTGCTCCTGCAACAAGGGTTTTCCCAATCTTTGAACATTCATTGAAGTATTGTACAAAATGATCTCTGTAATAATTGCTTCCAACATATTTTGTAAAATACTGTCTCTCTGAAAGAGGTTTTATCGGCACATTGATTTCCTTATCCAATGTATATGGAACAAAGATCTCACTTGGATGATGTACATCTGTACCAGACTCCATTGGACTTGCAAGTGTGAACTTTTCATAGTCTTTACAAAGCTCATAAACACGAGCTGTGTAATTTGTTTTATCTTTGATCCAACGATGTTTGGAGCTATCTCCATCAAGCGAACAAACAAAATTATCAGGATCAAATAAGATTATCGGAAGATTATTCATCATGCAGTAAAGTGCTCGATTCACAATATAATCTGCGATAATATCTTTCGACAAAACAGTACCATCTGCACAAACATGCTCATTTGATGTACCACTCCCATTTATAACCATTCCATCAACTTCTCCTGTATACAAATCTGGATATACATGGAATGGCAATGATTTCCAACTCTTCATTATCCTGGAATCTCGACCTGTTTCAAGGTATTGACAAAGATAATTTGTTCCAGGCATTGGAAGAGCAATGTGAATATCAATAGGCATCATCCTATTGAGATATTTGAAAATAACATCATGATGCAAATAAGGTTTGATACATGCTGTTTTCCAAAAAGACGAAATTGAAACATACAATAGATTAAATCGTTTCACTGGACTCTTCACACCTCACATAATCATATTTCAGGTTATTGACGCAAGTGAATGCATTATCAATTGTATCATCCATATCAAGATATCGATAAGTTGCAATTCTTCCACAGAATCTTAATCGTGAATACTTAGATCTTAAATAATCTCTTGCATCCATATATTTAGAATGAGCATCTTCTGATAAAATTGGATAATATGGAATTAACCATCCTTTGTACCACTCAACAGATTTTTCATGTACAATTACTGAATTTCTTTGATGACAGTTTTTGTCAAAATATTTGTAATCAACAGATCTCGTGTACCTTGAATTGCTTCCAGTATGATTAATGACAGCTGTTTTTGGTAACGACTTATCTGTAGAAGCATCATAAGTCTGGAAATCAAATCTAAGACTTCTGTAAGGAATTCTTTGAAGATTTTCAGGGACAATTTCATTAAGATCTCCTGTATATATGATAAACTGTCTCGTCCGTTCTAATAAATATGAAAGATCCTCTTCTTGAACATTGTATTCAAGAATAATATCTATGTTATTATCTATCAACATTTTATTAAAAAGATCTTGATATCCATATTTTGGAATCCCCTGAAATCTATCTGAAAAATAATTGTTATCAAAAGTCATTCTAATAGGAATTCTCTTTATGATCTCTGGAGATAATTCTGAGCAGCTTTTTCCCCATTGTTTTTCTGTATAATCTTTGATAAATGTGTTATAGATCTTCGTACCAACTTGTGAAATTATATGTTCTTCTAAATTGGTTGCTTTCTTGTGTCCGTTCCTGAATTCCAAATACTCTTCAGGAATATCTTTCAAAATTTCTGCTGTCATAGCATCTGGAGATGGTACTACATTAGGATAAATCTGTATCAATGTGTTCATATTGATTGGTAAATTGTAATATCGCCCATTGTATTCTGCGATTGGAGAATTTATGTAGTCATTAAACACTGTATATCGATTTACAAAGTTCCAAATCTTCTCAGAGTCTGTGTGGAAGATGTGAGGTCCATAACGATGAACCTCAATCCCATCCATTCGTTCAGAATAACAATTTCCACCAGTATGATCTCTTGAATCAATGATCAAAATTGTCTTTCCCTCATCTGCGAGGAGCCTTGCACAAGTCGCACCAGCAAGACCTGCTCCCACAATAATGTAATCATATTTCTTTTGAATATCCAGTTTTTGCTTCATTCAGTAATTCACCGTCTTTCCATATATCAAATTTGTAGTTATCATAATCTCCATAGAATCCTTGCTCTTTCTGCCACTTACGAATTCTCATTGGTCTAAAAGATGTTTGAGGAAGTCCTCTCTTTTCTTCAAAAGCAATCCAAGGAACATCTCCATGCCGTGCTTTGAGTTTTGTCTGAGAGTCTTGGAATCTTGCTCTCAACTGCTCTCCTGGGATTACTCTATGAAGTTCTTCTGACCAAACATATTGGCTATTTACACCCATTGGACGACAATGATAAATTAACCAAGAAAATCTTGCTATCTGAAATCCTGATTTTATACATCTTGCTGTCATATCAAGGTCATCGAGTCCACAATCTTTATTATCTGCATAAAAAAGATCATTTTCTACGAGTGTCTTCACATTCATGCAAATAACCTGAACCTGAGATCCTGTACCAAATATCAATGACATGTCCTTTTGACATTCTTTAAGACCAAAGGCAAGACCTTGAACAGACGCACAAGACTGAACAACTTTAGGATTAACCGATATTGTCTTTTCCATAGCAATCTGCCACATTGCAAGGACTCTTCCGATATTCCCATTAATCCCGGAAACATAATCAGATTTCTCTCTGCCATCTGCTGTTTTTCCCTTTACAAGATATCCCATATTGCCTACATCGTCATCCGCCTGAAATGCAATATTATACCCATGAATATACATCCATTTTTGTGTTGCTCTTCGTGTTGCTCCTGCGTTTGAAATCAGTTCATCAGGAAATGACACAACTTCAACTGTCGGATATTGTATTGTTGCTTCTTCATACATCTCTCTCTGAGATTCTCTGACAAATACAATGCCCTTCCATCCATTCTCTTTTGTCATCTTATCAAAGGAAAGCTGCTTCAATGTTGTCAATGTAGGATTATTATATGAAATTATTGTAAATGGAGCTTGACGATCTTTTACGATTTCATATGCTTCGTTGTAAAACTTGTCTGTCCACCATGGATATTCATCTTCATTTGTGAATTCATAATCAAGTTCAGGATCCCAAACGACTTCAAGGTCTTTAACAAGAGAAAAAAGTGATTTTACTTCTTCTGAGATTTCCTGTTTTCCACAATAGACAACCTTCTTAGCACCATACAGAATAAGATTTCTTGCACATTCAAGACAAGGATATCTTGTAACATATACTGTTCCATCAGAAAGAAGATTTCTTTCCTTATGAGGATACATCTCTTTTAATTTGTTGATAAGATTGATTTCTGCATGAATCGATTTACAATATTTCCTTGTTTCCTCAGATGACTCATAAATTCCAGTGACACTTGCCTTATAACAATTATCATTCTCTTTACAAGAATAATCATCGTTACGATTACATGCATAAACAGTCGGAAAATGTCCATTTGGTACAAATGATGCACCGACTGCAAGCTTATTACAAGATGTGTTTTTCAGAGCATACAACGCTGTCATGTGTAATTGCGATCTTATAGCTTTCATTGTGTAAAACCTTCCTCACTTTCTATTAAAATTTTCTGCCATATATTTCAAAATTGAATTCTGAACTCCATCAACACTTCTTTTTCTAAGAATATTAAAATCATGCTTAATGTCATATTCTCTCACAGAGTCAGGATATTTATATTCTGATATACATTCAAATCTAAATTCACCTATTCTATTTTCAATAAAATCAGGTTCATAGATATGAAGATTACCCACAACATGACGGTACCAACCAACTTCAAGATCAAGTTCTTTTGCAAGATCAATCTGCAATGATGTGAAAAATGGAATATCATTTCTAAAACCCTTACAAAGATCATTTGATCTCATGTATGTTGTCATAAACACTTTATTATCTCTCACAAAAAATTGTAAGCTTGATGTACAAGTTAGATCTTTTGTATTCTTAAATGGTGTAATAGGAATCTGGAGGATTGCTTGTCGACTATCAGGATCCTTTCTTAATAAATCAACCAATCGTGTCCATTCACTCGTACCATCTTCATAGAGTTTGAATATATAGCAACCATAATTGCTATTAACAGTTCCATCAGGATTAGCAATTTTTCTCCAAAATGGAGCAAATTTTGCGATTGACTCAACATCATTATTATATGAATGATACCACTCATATTCTTGAGCTATATAATAAGGTGATGCTGGATAGAAACTGTTGTACACCAAATTATCCATAGGATTCATTATGTAGATGTCACATCCAAGAGTTTCTTTGACCTTCAATCCTCTCGGAGATCTAATATCTCCATCTACATTAAGACCATAATACAGATTCTGCCAAGCATCATTGGCATTCTTGTACCAGCCGACCGCCCAATCTGTTTTGAAGGTTGGAGCGGTTTTTATGATTTGAAAATCCATAATTGTGTATCTCCTTTTCAATTAAATTTTCTTACATAAGTGTAAACGCTGTTAGATGAAGAAAAACTCTCAAATTTAAGAGATTTCTTCATTTCTATTACAAGGAATTGGAGCACCATTATGCCAGTCTATCTTAGATTCTGTAGAACTTATATCCTCAATATCATTATACATCTTCTTGCCAGTATATTTTTCCTCGAATTCATCAATTGACATTGCTTTGTCATCAATCAAAACTGTAAACCATGGCTTCATGATAGGACCTCCACAGAGAGCATCCTTCACCTCTTCAATGTTATCATTAACAGCATCGAAATGAAGATTATGTTCTTCACACCAATTAATTGCATCTGCAAGAGTTGAACCCGACCTATTTGTGAGAAGAATTTTCCTATAATCCTTATATTCTCCATTTGTAAGCTCTTCATAGAGCAACTGATTAAGATCTCCGATATCTGGGAATGTTGCTCCTTTTACCAAAGTTCCATCAAAATCAACAGCTACAATCTTTGGAAGAACCGAATAGTCGAAATCAAACATAATGTCTCCAAGATAATCTCCACGAAGTTCTTGTACTGTCATAATTGCATAATTCGCAAGATCCATAAGAGTATCTTCTATTGATTCAGTTTTCACCTGTATCTTGTTTTCATCACGGATGAGAGATCTCAGTCTTGACATCTTATCTTCAAGTTTTATCATTGGAGAAATGATGCCATACTGTTTATAGAGCTCTGAGAATGAATTTCCATAATCAGAATTCTTCTTACAATATGTATCATGCAATTCATGAAGAATTCTGAGATGATAATCCTCCTGTTTGATTTTCTCCTGCTGTTTGAATTTCTTTTTCAAATATTCATCCATAATTGTGTATCTCCTTTTCAATTAAAATTTTCTTACATAAATGTAAACGCTCAATTTATTCAAAAGACTCTCAAATTTGAGAGAAAATTTAGAGAGTTCTCAGAGTGTCTGTAATTAAATAAAGAAAGTCAGGGTATAGCTATATTACCCTGACTCATTCTTTTATCTGGTGGCTTCTGAGCACTCCTCAGCCTTATTCATAGATCAACTTAACCCTACGTTTGATATTCTGTGTTGTTGTACCAAATCTTTTTGATACTGTTGTTTTTGGCATAAAGATACTTTTCTTAGGAAGGTATACATTTTCAGGTTTTTCGATATCTTCATATTCTACCAATTTATAGGTCTGTCTGAACTGATGTATCAACTTATCAAAGTATTCAATGTCTCCTTCGATTGTCAATTCGCCTGAATTCTTATCTTCAGATAGATTCAAATCAGATGCTTCCAGTTCTTCACCCAATGAAGGTCCAAGTGCAAGATCTGCCTTACAAGGAAGACCAAACTCTTCTTCTGGGATTGTTATAAGTGCATTTCCAAGATATTCAGAAAATCTTAAGAATTCAGAAGGATGAACATCAAATTCAAGTGAATCGTGTATGAATAAAATTGTTTTCGTCCACATATTATGATCTTTGATATATCTATTGACCTTTGAAAGAATATATCCGGCAATATTGGAAGATGATGACTGACAAGGCATATTCTGTGCTTCCCTCTTTGCTTTTTCTACATCTCCATGAGCATCATCCACAGAAAGTTTTATGAACATGCCTGTATTTTCACAAGAAACACGACCTGTTGACAACATTTCTTTGTGCTTCTTCTTTATCCAATCCTTAACTTCAGGATATGCTGCATAGAAGCTATCAAAAATTTCCCTTGCTCTTTCGACATCTCCATTCAAATAATCTTTACCAGCACCTTCAGGTGTAGCTCCATAAAGAATTGAGAATGAAAACTGTTTTGCATATCTTCTTTCAAGAGATGTGACTTCATCAAGTGGTTTATTAAACATCTTACTTGCGTTCAGCTTATGAATATCCGCTCCACTTCTAAATGCATCTATAAGAGCCTGACATCTTGAAAGACCAGCCATTGCTCGAAGCTCCTGCTGTGAAAAGTCAGGCATCATTATGATACCACCCTTATACCTTGATGTGTAAATATTCTTAACGGTAGATGTTGCTGGAATTGTGTGCTGTCCGGATTTCCATCTAAAACTCCCTGCAGTGCAAACTCCATAAGAAGGCTGCATAATATATTCTCTATCATCAGATTTAGAACCTGTATAGATATTCAATCTCCTTGGAAGTTTTGAATTAGAATCGATATCTTCTCTACTTACTTCCCAAACAGCTCCTCGACCAACTTTCGATCCAACAATATAAGTGCTGATCATTTTGAAACATTTCTTATAGATTCTGTAATTATATAAAAAGAAAAACTCTGGTGACCATGTATCCTCAGGAAGATCAGGGTCATACCCTGCAAGATTATATAATTCTGACAGATGAATAATACTTCCGTCTCTACCATCAGTCAATCTATAACCGGAACCAAATTTTATAATCTCCTTAACATCTTCACCAAATCCTCGTGGCTCAGATATGACTTTTGCAAAAGATTCAAAGATCTCTCTATTTGTAATTTTAGGAAGAGGATTTTCTTTTCCTTCATCTGATTCATTATATTCAGCTCTTGCAGCATTCATTGACTTTGCATCTAATATCGTAGAAAATAAGTCAACATCATCAGATCCATAATTTTCAAGCTTAAATGATGGCTCATCCATCAACATTTTTATGGAATACATTATCGCTGCAATTTTTATCTCGGGAGTCACAAGAATTGATGTCAGAAAATCTTCCTGTTTCGGAGAATTTGGATTATAAACACAAGTCCATTTAAGATGATCTAACTTATTAGTGTCAGCCAAAATCATTCTCTTCATGTTAAATATAACAGCATCTCTATGTTTTTCCCAATATGAATCAGAGAAAATCTCTGGAAGTTTATTAAATCGAATCTCTCTCCCACCGGATTCTCTTTTAATACCATTTTTAGAGGGAACAAATTTTTCTCCAAGTGCCATGATGATATCATCCGGACTATTTTCTAAAAGATATCGTGTCCATTCTTCTTTTCCATTATCGAAAAGTTTATTATCAAGAAATCCACTGAGAAATAAATTCTTTATTGACTGAACTGCTTCTTTTCTAAACCAAGTATTTTCTTCTGTGGCAACCTTATCGTTCCAATAAAGTCCGTTCATTTCCATAGAAATCGCAACATCAAACTGCGATTTCATTATTTCATAACCCTTCCAAAGATCAACATCTACTGTTGATTCTTCTGTGAGTCTTTTGGATAACACTCCGTATAATTCAAATGTACCAACTGCATCAATAGCACCATATTTTGAAAGAAGTTTCATTGGAATAGAACTGTAAGGAAGAAATCCAAAATTACCAGACTCAACAAGAGAAATAACTTCGAGTCCGACTGAGAATAACATCTTATTAAATTCTGAATCCTCATAATACTTCCTTAGAATATCCTTAATTGACTCAATTGCCTTCACGCATTTACCATGTTTGTTATTTTCTATATCCTTATACTTTTCCTTAATCTCAAATTCGAAAAGATTAGTGACATCCAAATTATTCTTCTCATCTTCTATTGCTTTTTCACAATATTCTTCAAGCATTTGAAGATTTCCAAATTCAACTAATTTATCAAACCATTCTCTTGATTTCCCGGAAGGTGTTGGTTTCATAATAACTCGTAATGTATCAATAGCGTCCTTATAGTCATTAAGATCCGCTTCCCATTCAGGATATCCAAGATTAATCTGACACTGAAGTTTCAATCCTGCACCAGAGCGACCTCCAAGAAGAAGTCTGGACATAACAAGAGTGTCTTCATAATTCTGTATTTCATAATTCCAAACATTTTGAGTTGCTGGAACTTCGTACATTGAATTATGTACAATAATCTTTTCTTTGGATTTCAATATTCCAAGAAGTCGTTCTTCAATCTTCTTCCAATCTTCATTCGGTATAACATATTCAAGTGAATTTCTAACAACATAGACTCCTGAATTCACGCTTGAACTCAGTGAAAAACCAATAATTCTAAATTGTGCAGAATGAACAGGCTGTGCATTTGTCTCAATATCATATGCAACAATAGAAGAATTATCAATATGACTCTTACAATACTCATCAAACTCATCGAAATTCAGAGCTGTTACAAGATCTTTTCTTGATAAATCAGCTACTTCATCATTTCCAACTTTCAATGCATACATAAGATCATTTACAAACTTTGTATATATGAGATTCTCTTCATCAGAATCTTCATTACCTGATGATATAACATAATCTGGAGAATATGTCAAAATCACCTTGAATTCTTTCCCAAGAATTTTACAAGAAAGAAGTCTTCCACCCTGTGATGATAATGAAATGAATTTATCTCCAAGAATAACTTCTGCTACTTTTGCTCCAAACAAAACAAGAACCTTCGGATTTGATCTAACAATATCCTCATATAACAGCCTATTTGCACAGAATTCAAGTTCTTCTGTTGTAAATTTACGATATTCAGTAACACAGCCTGTCAATTTTCCAAATCGTGAACGATCAAAAATTCCGTAACTTGATAAGATAGATTTTAGAAGTGCATTTCCATCTGAAGACTCTGGATTAAACAATATCCCACTATTAATCTCTTCCTGTGAAATTCCATGTCCTACAAAATAAAAATCTGGAAATTCTGCTCCAGTCGGAGAAAGGATATTACAATTTTCTTTAAATTTTGAACAGTCCTGATTATTACAAATCATACATAATCTCCTTAAATATAAATTTTCCTTACACAAATATAAACGCTCAAAATATTCATTTAACTCTTATATAAATAGGTCTCAAGGTTCTTTTGATAAGAAAGTAGAAGAGAAT